ACCCATTCTTTCCAGTCGAAGTATTTCTTCAACCTTTGCCTTACTTTAAGCCGCGCCGGGCTCAGTTTATATTCAGGGATCCTCATGAACTTCACCTGTCCCTGCGTCATCCGGATATATGGAACCGCAACACCCTGGACCGTGAACTCGATCATAAGAAGAGCTCCCCTTGTCGCTTTATGAATTCCCGCGTCTTCGCCTTATTTACCGCGCGCATCCTACCCAGGATCTTCAGTGCCCGGCTATTCAAGTTCGACCAGTACTCGTCCAGGTCGGAGGCCTCTCCGGCCCAATAAACACCCATTGGCGGAGTCGTCGCCGTAGCAACCGGATATCCCCCCTCGTTGAATTCTGCCAGCGTCGCGCGGATCTTGCGCTCAGACACATTAAACCTCCATGCCAGATCTCTGACCTTCTCCGGAGACTTCCTGCGGCAATTCTGTTTCAGGTAGGCGAGAAGGTTTGTATTTAATTCGCTTGTCATCTTTTCGTCGCGCCCCCGTTTTCCTCGATCACGCGCCGATAGAAGTCCTCCCTTATCGGCTCGGCCTTTGCGGCCTCGATTCTCAACTGCTCCACTGTCCCGGCACCGCGCATTTTATCCCATTCAATAGAAAACCAAATCGGGTCTCTATGTCCCCTCTGATGGTCCGAAATACACAGACAGGCATAATTTCGTTCGTCGTACCGAAGCCGAATATTCCGTCTCGAAGTGAAGTGGGCCCATTCCATCACCCCCCAATGCTTCCCGCAGATCTCACAGTGTCCGAGGGATCGGCATTTCTTGCCCACGAGAATGTCGCACCTGTATTTAAGATTCTTGATCGGTTTAGATTTCCTCATTTTTCAGAAAGCCTCTTGGCCTGATCTGACAATTCCTTTTTGCGTTCCTTGAATCTCATTTCTCTTTTGACCGCTTCGGCCGCATCTTCGGCGTCCCATCTGTCATAGAGAGACTTAAGGGCCGCCCTCGCCTTTTCCTTTCCCTCAATGGTGGGCTTCATCCAATCGATTTGATTTATCAATAAGTTATCCTGATATCTTTTGTTGGATTCCTGGACTATAATTTCGAGGATTTGCGCCGGAACGGGGAAGAATTTCAGGTTGTGCCGCGCGATCTGAAACGCCTCCTCTACAGCCTCAATAGAATAATCTTGAAGCTCCTCCCAAAAGGCCTGATCGCGTAAAACCAGTTCATCAAGCGTCAGGTTTGGCCCCGGTAGCGTCACCTTTGTTTTCGATAAGGCGTCCTTGAACTTCTTTCTGTCTTTTGCGTTCATCGATCTGCTCCTGGATTCCCAGCCATATCTCGCCTGATTCCACGTTTTTTCCGATCCCCTTTGATATCGGAGACTTGAACTTCAACAAAAGCTGTGTAAACTTCTCTCTTAGTTTTCCGGTAGAAAGTATGTTCTTGCACCAGAAATTATCTTCCTGACACCAATTGATGAGCAGCTCTATTTCTTCGACAGTTCTTTTGTCGATCCTGATCATGAGGTCGATTTCTCGCGCCCACTTATCAAATTTCGGCACTTTCGCTTTCGGATCCTTTAGTTGAATTTTGGAAAAGAGCAATTTTGAAAGGCGAATCTCGTCCGAATCTTCGGAGAAGTTTGGACTTGTTTTAAAAGATCTTTTAGAAGAAGAAGAAGAAGAAGAAGAAAAAGAAGAGTTGCCCTTTGGTTCAACCACCCTTAAACCACCCTTTAAGCACCCTTCTTTATCTAATCTATCGGAACTTCTTAACTTTCCACTTTTAATACCTCCCTGACGGCTTTTCTCCCTCCATTCATCCTGTTTCTTACGTTCTTGTAGAAGCCGTTCATTATAAAGCCTGGTTCCTTTTTGCTTGAAGCACCGTTTAACCACCGTTCCATTACCATTAAACCAAGCTTCTCCAAGCCTTGATAATACTGCTAGCTCATTATCGTTTGAGGGCAATCCGCAATCATCGGAATTCCAAGCAATAGCTAAAAGATGAATATATGCCCCCTCTTGTGCCGGTGTCATAAGCATTATATGCGTCGAACTAAGCCAATCATTGACATAAAACTGAAAGGCCGGCGCTTTTCCCATTTTTATTCGTTCCTTTCCTATTGGTCGGCATATTCAAAATTACCGTTTGAAAGTTCAGAAAATAGTTTTCTTACAAATAGACCCAATTCTTCACAAGACATAGTTGCCGACCACATCTCAAAGTATGCGCCGTCAACTTGGATTGAAACATTTGGATACGCGGGGCCGTCTTTCATGTCTTATGCCAGATCAAATAAGTTTGGAGTTCTTTGCTTCCGCTCCTCATCTTCCAGATACCGAACGCTCCATTGCCAATAATTCCACGCGAGCTCGACCCCATATGCCTTCCGCCCCATTCGCAGGGCGATCATCGGCACCGTTCCCAAGCCACAGAATGGATCAACAACCAACTCTCCCGGATTCGAATATCTGTTGATTATTCTCTCCACAATATCGAAAGACATTGGACAGACGTGATTCTCTATCTTGGACCTTGACTGGTTTGTGTTCAGCGTCTTCATAAAATTTATGTCGGTCCACACAGAGGAGCCGTCTTTCTCGATAGTTGCCTGCGGAGCCTCCGGCGCGAAGGCCATGAACGACGCCGGCAATCTACCCTCTTTTTCCAGCGGGATTCCCATCTCAACGTGCTTTTTGTAGTCGTAAACGGTGTTTCTGCTGAATTTTCTAAACCACTGATAAACCCGAGATATCTCCATTCCCTTGAACTTCTCCGGATCCACTTCTTCAATCTCTTCCGGTTTCAACAGACGGTTGCCCGATGATCGCCAGAATGAGTGGGCGTCAATCTGCCATTGGGAGCGGGTATACTCTCCCTTGTCCTTTTTCACCGGCTCGTCGGCGTAGGCCTTTGTGATGTCGGTCTGCCTCTTCCTAAAGAGCAAAATGTATTCCGGCATGCCCACGCCCATCTTGGTCGAATCTTTGCTGTTCTCCGTCCATCCGAGCCGGTAGGTCGACGAGTTCTCCCTGACGACATCGGTCACAACGGTGATCCTCCCAAAACCGATGAATCCGTGCTTTTTGAATTGGCGGTTGCACTCGTCGGAGAAATAATCTACCGACATCACGCCAAGCCCGTTTTGATGGCCATAGAGAAGGCGGTCCTTCGCGTGGATCGCCGCAATTCGACCAGGCTTCAAAATCCTCAAAAGATCGGGGATCAGGAAGTCCATCTGCTTCCAGAACGCCTCGTCGGACGGGTTGTGGCCGAAATCGTTGTAGCTCGCACTATACTCATAATGGTTCCCGAAAGGGATTGAGGTATGAATAAGATCTACCGAGTTGTCCGCCATGTTTTTCATCTCTTCAACGCAATCGTTTTTGACCAGGACCCAATCCTTCCCCCTGGCCTCTTCCCGATCCGTTCCAATTGATCTCTGGAGGCCCATTTTTAGGGCCTCGTTCACAAGCCCATATTTCCTGACTATCTCCGTCATGTTGGCAATCAGATGTTTGTGCTGTTCCCATTTTTTTAGGATGGTGGATTTAACGTGATCCTCCGCGTCCGTATAGAGGATGTGAATCTCGACCGCGTTCTCCTGCAGATATCTCCACACCCTGTGAATCGCCTGGATCATCTCCTCGAACTGATACCGGATGCCCACGAAAATGACCCTGTGGCACTGCTGCAGGTTGCAGCCCGAACCCAGCATTTCAGGTTTGCTGATCAGAATGTCGCTCTCGTTATCAAGCCACGCATAAAGCCGTCTCTCTGTTTCATCGATCGAGAGTGCCCCGTAAATCGACGATGTTGTAAGATCCATCTCTTTGAGTGTTTTTTCAATCAATTTCTGCTCATCGTTGAGATGACACCAAATGATCCATTGGGCAGACGGCTTACAGCCGTCTTTGAATATTTGTTTTTGGCGAGACTGTTGATCGGCCTCAATTATCTCGCGCATCTTATTTATTCTGGTTGTGATGCTGTTCCTCTTCTCCTTGATCGATTCCCCAATGCTCCCGGCGCTGTCCATCATGAGCTTTCGCTGTCCCCAGGAATCAACCAAATCCCACGCCTTCGAATGGTCCGAGATCCGAGGGCCGCTCTATAAACAGCGCCCAACTTGACACCCAAAGCCAGAACTCTTTCTCAAGGTGCGGATGAATCGTAAGGTTCCCCGCCTTTTGAGAGTCGCGCTTGAACCAGCGGGTCAGGGCCTGACCATGGTCCATCACCCCGAGATACTCCGCATAGTAGATGAGTTCCCGATACGCATTCGGGGAGGGTGTCGCGGTCGCCACAAAGCGGTACGGGACCATTTTCATGACTTCCGTGAACGTCAACTGGGTGTCGCTTCCAAGCGATCTCAGCACAGAACTCTCGTCAAGCGAACACCCCGCGATTTCGGTGGCGATAAAATCCGGACTTATATTCCCATCCCGCACCCGCTCGTAATTAGTGATCAGAAATGGCGTATTCGCTTTTTGAGCCTCTTCATCTGTTCGCACGTACTGCAGTCTCATGCCCATCGTCTTGCCGTCTTTCTCTATGAATTGGTGTTTCACGGCCAATGGGCAAACGGTCAGGGTTCTCTTTCCTGTCTGGTCGTGGATCTCCTGCATCAAGGCTATTTCGCAGCGGGTTTTCCCGAGCCCGAAGGACGCGGCAATCAAAGCCCGGCCTGACCGCAAGGCCCATTTGACGATATCCCGTTGGTGGGGTTTCAGGAATTGATCGTAATTATTCTTCTGATCTAAACCTGACGGCTTAGATATCTGGATTTTGGATTTCAAAAACTCTTCATAGCCCATTGAAGTCATAAATTTTCTTGTGGTCCCTCACAGGTTTCAGGATCTCGGCACAGACGACAATAGATAGATATGTCAGGCGTTTCATAGCACCAAACGCAAACGGCACACTTGGAGTATCCTAAGCAATCGTACATCTATCCCCCCGCCCCCATCCTCCACGCGTACCCGGCGCACAGGCCCAGGTAGAACGCTATCCCCATGCCGATGAAAAAGGCTTTTCTGATCCTGCGGCCGTACTCGCGGCGGTCCAGGACGATGCAACTGCCCTTACTTGTTGACATCAGCCGTTCCCTCCATTTTCTCGGGTCCATTCTTTTTCCTCCCCGCTGTGTGCAGATACGATATCCGCGCCTTGAGAATCTTTACCAACCAGATGCTCTCCTTAGAAGGGCGGGCGGACCCCACTACGCAGGGATGAGCCAGAAGGACTTTCGCTGTTACCGGATCTCTCCGCCGCCCGCCATGTCATTTCGGCCTGACCAGTTCGAACAGCCTCTTGTTTACCATCTCCGAGACTTTCGGCATGAGTTTATCGGGGACTTTCTTCTCTTTCTTCTCTTTGGTGAACCACTTCTGCAGATCAACGCCAGCGGTGAATGCGCTTATCTCTTTCCCGTATTGGTCAAGGGTTTTCTCATTCCCATCTCTGGATTTCTCCTGGCTTTCGGAGGAGTTCGCGGGAGCCTCCTTCCCCTCGGTTATCATCCCCCTCTTCTTCAACTCGGCATTGATCTCCTCGTCGCTAGGCACGCCCTCCGGCCGGTCCGCAGCTTTGTCGCTCGCCTCTGCGTTTTGCGTCTTCCTCCAATCATCAAAGGCCGTCCACACATTGGGGTCGTTCATCGACATCGCCTTGACCTCGTCGACCGTCATCTCGCTGCCCACGGCCACATCGGACAGGAATTTCCCCAAAAGATCGCCGTCCACTTTTCTTTTCTTGGCCTCTGTATCGAATTTCTTGACCAGCTCCATATCCGGGCCGTCCGGTTTGGTCTCTTCGTGCGATGCGTCATCCCGGATTATCTCCGCCTCCTCAAAGGTGTAGGGCATTCCCGCGAGGTCTTCCTGAAACGCCAGCCTGAACCCCTGCGCCATGGCCACCTTCTTGAGCATCGTCTTCTTCTTCGTCTTCCAGAGTGCGCGCCCGAGGTTGTACTCGGAGAATTCGACTTCCCATTCGAAGAGATCCTGGTATCCTTTCTTGCGGATCTGGATCTTCGCCTTCATTTGCTCCCCTTCGCCGTCGATCCAGACCTTCCACCCCTGTAACTTCCCGGTCCGCTCAGCACGCTTGATGTAGACCTCGTATCCGGTCACCACGGAGAGTTCTATTTTCCCGGTGTCGGCATTCTTGAAGGTCAAGGCGTGGATCTCGCGCTTGAACGGATCGAGGTTGTTCCTAACGGCCATCGCCTTGAATAGTGTTTTTTGCTCGTCTGACAACCGCGTCCCGGTCGAGAAGAGGAAGTCATCCACAACCTTCTCGTCCACGATCGGGGCCGGAAGCGCCTCAACTCTTACCGGCAACGTCTCCTTTTTCTCCTCCGCTTTCCCTTCCATCTTCTTCTCCCCTCTCCTTGCAGTTTTTGTGACTGCTGATGAATAGCTTCGATGCCAAAATTTCCACCTCCATCCCTCCCTCATAGGCGGGTTCTTCGGCTCCGCACCTCAGACACTTGCTGACCCAGACAACGGGGCCGGGATATTTGCGGATGTCGTCCGCGTTTTGGGATGAGATGATCCAGTCGATTTTCACGCCACTCTCTTCACCGTCTTGTCATCCCTGAAGATCTTGATCCCCGGTATCGTCCTCACGCCCGCCTTGATCAGATCCCGGATCACGCTGTCTAAAACCCCCACGATCTGCATCTTCTGGCCGGAGGCCGTCAGGAAAAAGATGGGTACTTTCTCGATATCCTGCACGACGAAAGTCCAATACTCGCGCGTGTGGATGCTGCCGTGTTCTGTCCTGACCGTGCTTGTCTCCGAGGGGACCGCGGCCGGGGGCAACTCAACCGGGGCCACGCCCATCTTCGCCGACTCCCTGTTCACCTTCTCCTGCAGCTTCTCCCGGGCCTTTCTCTCTCGCTCCTCCTGCTCGCGCCGCTCCTGCTCCTTCAGCGTCTTGTAGGTGACCCATTTCCGGTCGGCCTCGGTCTGTATTCTCTCCAGATCCTCGATGAACATCTTGCAAAACGCCCGGACGTCCTTGACGTATTTCTCGACCTGTTTGATCTCCTCCGTCTTCACAAACCCTTCGCGCTTCGCCTCTATCTCCTTGGCGAGTTTGCGCGCCCACAATGAGAGCTCCGATGCCTCGGCGAACGTGGCGTCATCCTTGATGACCAATTCGCGCGCCCGCGCCAACTTCCCCTTGATCTGATCCAGGTAGACCGCGAAGTGCTTCTTGGTGACCTCCAGGTCGAATCCGGTGGGTTTGACGGGGAGAGTTCTTTCCTCTCTTTCCATGCCTGCCATTTTTCCCCCGGCCTCGGACTGCGCGTCGGTTTGAACTTCGGCCACGGTCGGCCCGCTTTCCACCACTGCTGACTGTTCCGCTTTTCTTTTTAATGCCGCCTTGTAATCGATCATTCCTTTTCACCCCCTTTCACTCCTTGAGTTAGAAACTGATAGGTTGTTTTCATTGCCAGGAAAATCGCGAGATGGTAAGCCGTTGCCTCGAACCCCGGAGGCACGTGCGCCTCCCCGCCGTCCTTATCCAGAATGAGGACGATTGCCCGCTTGACTTTCAGCGGTATGAGTAGTTTTGAGATGTTGATCAGGTGTATGTAGGTTGCGGTCTGCACTTCCCACAGTCTGCTCCGGCCCCCGGTCTTGTAGTCCACGAGCACCGGGTCCGGACCGTCCACAAGCTCGCAGGTCAGGTCGGGCTTGCCGGAGATTTGGTGCTTGTCGTCATAGAGCCGTTGCTCTACGAGAAAGACGCGTTTGACGTAGGTGATCTTCCATTGCCGGAAACTCTCGACATAGCCCTGGCGCTCGTCGGAGAGCCTTGGCGTCCAGATGCCGCGAGATATGGCAGCGCTCGCCTTGTGGACTTCGGTGCCGCGCTCCATGCCGTTGAGCATATTCTGTTTGACGCGCTCGCTCACCTGTGGGCGTGACGCAAAAAAATTTATGACTTGGGTGACCGATGGGTAATTCTCGCGGTTCATGCGTATGCCCTGCCTGCTTCGATTCGGCTTTCCCAGAATCGCTTGTGCCCGGCGCGGATGATTGCGCGTACGACATTCTCATAGATTTCGGGCGGCGTGAGTTCTTTCGGATGCGTTGCCACAAAGATTTTCACCGACCGCATGAGGAGACCGTCGGTATCGCCCGCGTCGATGAGCAGATGACAGGCGTCGCAAGCGAGCCAGGCGCCCTCGCTCTTGTATCCCAACTGCTCCATGACAAAATCATGGGCGGGGTAGAGCCAGGATACAGATAAGGAATCGCAGAAATTACAGCGCTGCATTTGTTTGCCCTCCTACTTCCTCTTCCATGATTTCGATGGATGTGCTCGAAATCCTTAACTGTTAATCCGGGACCATCTTCTGATTTGATTAGAGCAAGGCGACGCGAAAGATTTGATGGAGCATGGTCTAATTTTGCGGCAAGGCTTTTTATTGAGATAGAAGACTGATAAACCGAGTCAATAATCACTTCTTTTAGACTATCAAATCGTTTCTCCCAGGAAAATTCTAACTGAACCTTCATTCTCTCCTCCTGAACCTTCCTGAATGTCCCTGAACGTCCCTGAAGGTTTCACTCAAAAAAAATCATTCAGCTTCACCCGATGTCTTGTTATGATTATTTCCTGAGACTTCATCAATCTTATGAGCATTAAGCCAGGCATCAATATCATACTGCCGGAAACGAATCATCCCGCCGATGCGGATATGCGGGATTGTTCCTTCCTTTGTGGCGCGATAGAGCCAGGGCAGGCTCACTTGAAGCCTTTTGGCTACCTGCTGAATGGTGAGGACTCCGTTTTCATTCACTGAAACCAACTCCTTTCTGGAATTTATGAGGAGATTTAATTTGCTTGCTTCTTTTGTTTTATTGTGGTAAATTTTCATAAGTTTTATAGCTGCATTATTAATTTACTATTTTGGTTGTAATCTGTCAAGCACTTTTTACTACCAAAATAGTAAAACGGATTTAATATATTGAGATCATTACAAATGTTTCTTTTCACAAATGAAAAATAGAAACCCAAATCCATACTTCTTTCCTAGTGCTCCACGGATTAGATGATCTGGGCCTTGTCAGTGGAAGCGAGGTCCAGGGCTGGGTGTCGAACCTGACCTACGCGGGCTATGACGATTGGAGGCTGCCGAGCGGACTGCACAAGGATGGGTCAACGGCTTGGCTGTACGACTGCCAGGATACCGATCTGGGAAGCCTCTATTATTCAGACGGGATCAGACTCGACAACCCCGGCCCATTCTATAATCTGCAATACCCGAACCCGCCCGGAAGACCGGATGTGACTGCGGGGTACTGGACATCGACGGGCTACGCCTTCACCTGGCCGGAGGGAGCAATAGTCGGGACCGCGCCGGAGCCGGGGTATGCTTGGGTGATGGCGGTAAGGGACGGGGACGTTTCCAGTCCCGTGCCAGAGCCAGCAACCCTTTTTCTTTTGGGTGCGGGATTGATGGGAATGATAGAATTCAGGAAAATAATAAAAATGGGGACCGAAGTCCCCCGCTAATTCTACAGCATCGCTTCAACGTACTTTTCAAGATCACGCAGTTCCTTGTCCGGGTGTGCATACCAGTACCCGTTAGCCCAGATCTCCAACGCGGCCGATTGAAACGATGTGAGGTGTTTGATCTTCTCCGTCATGGATTTTCGGTCCACGTCCCATTTCTGGTCAAGAGCATCGAGGGTCATTCCATCAATCACCTGGGCATCGACCATGGGCATTCCCGGAGTGAGAGCCGTGGAGTTGTAGACATCCACGATGAGGAGTAATTCTTCTCTAGTAAGGCGTCCCTTGATCTCCAACAGTGCCCGTTTGTAGAGTTCAGGAAAACTCTCCAGGATGAAAACAACCCCGGCGTTGGTGCTGGGAAAGTTCTCGCCATACCAATTTTTTGCTCCCTCGCGGATGCGAGGTGCTACGATTTTTTTCTCCACCGCATTTTCTCCTTTCTCCTTGTGCGCGCCTCAACCTGGCGGACCCGTTCTTTGCCTGTCCATCCCATGGTCCGGGCTACCTCGGTCAGAGATAACCCGGACCGCCTCAGTCTCAAAATCTGGCGCTCGATCTCAGTCAGCATCCGCAATCCTGAGTTCATACAGCCGATATTCCCCCGGAGGCAGAATCACGGTCGGATGACTGGTATGTGTAACCTCTATCGGATTCGGCGAGCGAAAATACCGCCCGTTTCGCTCCATTCCGGGGCTGGCGATTTTGTGAGATTCGCGGGGCTCCCATTCTTCGCAACTCAACAGAGGCTGCCCATCATCCGTGACGCTCGCAAAATGTTTATCCCGCGTATTCCCGCAGTTCTCACATTTTTCCGGACCATTCTCGGTCCTGATTTTGGTCGAGCAAAACAATAAATCCCCCTGACGTTGACAATCGACGAGTTTGGATTCTTCGATCTCAAACAACTCGCTCATCGCCTCCTCTACGGTACTATCCAACCCCAGATTACCATGATCATCATGCGATTGCGGGAGATTCTGCAAGCGGTGTCCCCATTTGTCGCCGTTGTCGTCGATCCCGCAGAGATAACCCCGACCTGTTCCGCCGAGCTTGTGTCCCCAGTTGCCGTTCCCCCATTTGTACGAGATCGATTTGCACTCGCAAAACAGGGCGGCTCGCCATTTCTCGGAGACATCAGCGAGGTAGTTTTTATCAAACGGCGGCTGGAAATACCCTTTCAGCGTGTCCTTGTCAGCCTCCCAAAATCGGCCGGATTTCAGGGCCTCAGCGGATTTGGCTGCCTGTGCCTCCCTCTCAGTTTTTTTGCCGGAGAGGTATTTGGAGTTGCACTCCCGGAGCTGAGGCAGGATGGTTTTCTGCTGCGCCTGCAAGCCGGTGATCTGTTTCCGGATCCGGGCGAGATTGCGTTTATTCGTGGCGCGGCGATAATCGGAGAGGAAGCGTCTGCCGGTATCGATGATCCAGAGGGCCTTTGCCTCTCTGCGGCGTTCCGGACCCGTTTTGGTGCGATAATTGATGGGGATGGGGTGCGACCCGTACCCCTCCGGGATCCTGCGATCGGAGAGATGGGCGCATTTGTGGATTTGCTCGGCCAGGTCATACATCTGCTGCCAGAGCATACCGGCTGGAGTGATCTGCTGACGCGTGGCAATCTCGCCGGGGACCGTGCGGGATGTGGGTGCGAGGGATTTGGGATAGTGGATCTCATCCACAGGGATCGAGATGGACCAGGATGCGGACAGCCTCAACTCCGACTGGACCGAGTTATCGTGCACGACAAACGACGATAAGACGGGGACTTTCTGGTCGGTGATGACTTTGATTTTCTCCTTGATCTGCTCTGCCTTTTTCTCTGCTTTCATCTCTTTTCTCCTTTCGTTTTTTTGTGGTTTGTGGTATTCTGGTTTTGGCTCCGGGACCCTGCATGTTTCAGCATTCAGGGAGGCCTTCTCCTGCCTGATAACCCGGAGCCTCCTTTCCTACAGCCTGCCCAATTGATCCGCTTTCCGATTCGCTGCTTTTGCCTATTTGGATTTGCCGATGTTGATCTTTTTCCAGCATGTTACATTCCCGTGACCGTTGATGTGCATAGCCTCTCTTGCCAATCTCCAGACCTCATCTGTCGATTCATTTTGTTTCGCAAAAAACCTAGCCGTTTCCTCTCCCCTGTCTGTGATGTGGACCGCTTCATAAATCATCTGTTCTGTCTTCATTTATCTCACCTCCCCCAGATTTTCCGGATAACCTCCGCCGCCTCGGGGTCCACTACTTTCCGGGCGATGCGGTTTGCCAATCCTCGCCCGCCGTCTGCGAGCCGATCGTAGGAGAGGTGGATTAGTTTCTCCATCCCCGCCTCTCTGTCCTCCCTATCCTGCTCTTTTTTGATCTCGCTCGCTCTCATGTTATCCTCCATCCTTAACTATAATTTACCACATTATATATTGTTTGTCAAGCATTATTTTATATGTTTTGCTTGCATACTGACATGGAAACACGTAATACAGCGAATTTGCTACACTATTTTATTAAATAATTCTTTTCACAAACCTTATTCCAGAGTTTTTCGAATGAAAATAGATGGAAAAAATACGAATGCAGAAGCCTAAAATATACAGGCAAGTAGCCGATTTCGCTTGACAATTCTGTTTTGATTATGATAACATTTAATCATGATAATTTTCCTTAAAAAGGAATTTCTGGCCCTCGTTTTATCGGGCAAAAAAACTCAAACCATTCGGGCTTGGCGCAAATGTAGTCTTCAACCCGGATCGAAAATTAAAATCAATTTTTCAATTTCTGGCGAAGTGATTAAGATAAAGGAAAAATATTTTGATGAGATCATCGAAGAGGAAGCAAAAAAAGATGGGTTTCATTCTCTCAAAAATTTGAAAGATTGGTTTATCATTAATAATTACCCGAGAACAGAAAAACTTTTCCTTATTGAATTCAAACTGCTCTCTCCATAATGTTGATGTTTCTTTTTCTCCCCTTTTTGCTCGCTTCAATTCGATATCCAATTTTTTCGTAAAATCCTGTTGGATCTCCCGTGCTTTGATCTAATTTAGAGCGTATAATTTCAGGGCGAAGTTTTTGTACTAATGTCTCTCCGATATGTTTTCCTCTATATTTCGGATGAACAAGCAAATGCCACAACGTTTTATTTTTCCCCATCACCGCTAATGCTACCAATTTATCATTATGAAATACGATGATCATTGTCGCCATTTCCATCTTTGTAAAAAGTTCTGAGCGCCGAAGAAAATAATCTCTCCTAAGAAAAATATCCACGAAAGCAAGAATTTTCGGAAAATCTTCTTTGACTGCCTCTCTGAAGATCAATCCATATTTTTTAAAAGTCTCAAAAGACATCTTTCCCTCCATTGTTGATCTATCTGCTCGTTATGTTGTTCTCGATTTCTATGAAGCAATTCTTGCACGTAAGCAGCATCGTCTTTTTGAAATTTGAACATCAACGTATAATAGTCGCTTTCCTCTGTTCTGACATTTTCTCTATCAAAGAACTCTGTCTCAAACTTCTCAAAGTCGATCTCCGGGAGTTCCACATCAATTTTGATGTCGTCGATGGAAATACTTTCGAGAGACATGAACTCATAAAGAGATTCGGGCGTCACTCTGCCGTACACAGACGCGAATAGTAGAATCTTTTCCTTGGCCTCCTTCTTGTTCTTGGCCTCGATCTCCACGAACGGGACTTTTCCGTCTTTGAGGATGTAGCCCTCTTTGAGCATTTCCGAGATGACCCGAATTCTCTGATGCCCATCGAGGCACTTGTTGCCCCAAACAAAGAACGGCGCTGAAATGCCGTATTTTATGATCGACTGCCTTAGCTTTTCAAACTCGGTTTTGTGAAGATCCTTGAGGTTGTCCTGGAAAGGTTCAAGGGATGAGAAGTCGATCAGGCCAGCGCCCTCGCAGGTTATTGGGATTGTCTTTTGAGGCATATCAGTACACTTCGAACCAAGACATTTCAAAGCTCCGCATTCTCCGTCAGTTATTTTTCTTGTTTATCGCCAATGCTACGTTTTGCATGTCTTGCCGCAACTGATTCTGATTTTCCATAACCATATTCTGTATCTCTTGAAGCCTGGATATGAGTTTCCCCTGGCCTTCGATAAGATCCTTGAAGTGTCTTTCCGTGCGGTCCAACACGTCCTTTTGATGCTGTTCAGACGTGGCTATCTGAACCGTCACTTGTGTCACAAATTTGTTGTAGGCTTCATCGTGGGCCTTCAGATCGTCGTGCAGTCTATTGGAGGTTACTATGCCCCCCTGTTTGTTTACTTCGGTGAGCCATTCGGGGAACCTTCTGGACTCCTCCCGGAGTTGCCGCCATATCACTCCGGCAAGGATGACAATCACCCCCCACATGCCGGCGCTAATCGCAAGGACGGTCCCTATGTGCTCTTTAAGGTCTTCCATTTTTGCTCTAAACCTCTACGGCATATTCACTGAAACATCCCGATGATCTTTATGATAATGGGGATGGTATCCTGAGCTGTGGATATCCCCGTTTGCATTCCCACCTTCAGTTGGGCGCAGTAGATATAGCCGAGGTTGTAATCCTCAAGGCTCCATTTGTCTCCGAATTTCTCCTTGATCGCGGCCATCTCCACGGATACCGACTGCGTGCTCAAAAGTTTCTTCAGCTCGTCCAGGGACCGCAGGATCATAGGGTCTTGCGCTGTCGGCGCAGGCGCGGGATTAAATCCCCCCCACCCATCGAAACAGCCAGCCTTTATAGGCCAGCTTGCAGCCTTCTGCATCGCGGCGGCCTTAAAGCCTTGATAAAAGTCCTTGTCGGCCTTCACGTCGAGCTTGCCGAGGGTCGCGCATCCAGACATCGTTCCAAACATTATCAGAAGCAGCACGATCGGCACGATCTTTCTCACGTCCCCGTTTCTGGGCTTTATCCAGGAGTAGATCCCCGAAGACGCCGCCGCCGTCATGAATCCGCCAACGGTGAAGGCGAGAATCACGGCTGGGGAATAGGGATATGTCTGCGTGCCCCACATCGCCACCAGCCCCATGGCGACGCCCAGGATGCCGGAGATCGCGGGCTTCAGCTTATCGGGAATCGCAAATGCCTGATAGATGACCCCCTGCAACGCGGTGAGAACTGCCGCCAGTGTGAACCCTCCTATTACAATTTCGCTGTTCATAGATCTCTCCTTTCATTTCTAATCTGGAAACAATTCGGTCTTCGTCTGGATGAGGACCTGCTCCCCTCCCTGTATGGCTATGTGTATTTTGTTGATTAGCCGCAGGAAGGCCAGCTCCGAGTTTCCGATCCAGTTCGGGGAGCGCGACGTCCCGACGGCGACGCACCCCTCCACGTCCTTCGCGGAGTTTCCGATGTGGATCTCGATATAGGTATGGCCAGGGACGTTGAGTAAGAGGGCGACCATCCTCTTGTTTCTGGGAGAGGCGTAAAGGGCGATTGAGTACTCTCCGTCAGGATAGAGCGTCTTCGCGTCTTCAAGCGTGAAGCACTCTCTCGGGGAGTCAATGTAGATTTCGCCGATCACGCTCTCAGTTGTCTGCTGCCGCCGGAAATGCTTGAGGATCATGTTAGTCGTCCCAAATACTCGTGGTTGTTCAGCGCTCCTGGACTATGTGGACATAATCAAGATCAAGCCCTCGGGTCACGTGTATATTGCTCGTCCCCAGGCTAAAATAGAGGCCCACGCTCGGGATGTTGTCCGTAATCGAGCCGATCAAATAACTATTTACATAGAAGTTGATTCGAGGCGTTGCGTAGTACGGGATCTCTGTTACAACGTCTTTCGTGATCTCGATCATCAGGTCGTCCTGGACCCCATTGGCCGCCGCGTACCCCGATGTCGATACGGATGACTCGGCACTCGCCGCCCTGCAGACGCCGTAATAATCCCCTCCGTCGTCATACCGGAAGAAGATTCCGTTCACAGGGTCCGCATCGAGATCTCCATCCGCCAATCCTATCCGGCGCGTGGAAGCCCCGCTCCCATACTGAGCCTGCCGCACCATTACCCGTATTGTCAGCCCTAGCACCTGGAAAGGCTTGAGCGCGTCCTGGCCTAGCGGATGCATTGCATTGCTTGCCCCGCTGGTGCCGGTTAGTTCTATCTTCCCCCCCACGGCTGCCAGAGCGATTGGAGGTGCGACATAGGTCCAGAGTTTGTCTGCATGGAGAATGCCATTCCCGGTGTCGTCCCAGAACGCCAGGAAGTCTTCCAGGAACTCGAATGCGACCGTGGGATCTCTTGATAACTCGATTGGAAAAAGGCGCGTCAATCCCTCCGGCCTCATGATCTCTACGCGGGTTGAAGAAAGCAGACGGACGTCATCGACCCTCACGGTCATTGCCCCCGTCCCGGTATTTTGGATTCTGACTGCGAATATCGTTACCGCGTTCTTCGATGCGTCGGCGATGGGTTTGATGTTCCAGAAATAGTCCGTCCATCCTGCGTAGGGCACATCGAGCAGCTCTTTGGTCTGTTCGTTGTAGGCAGTCTCGCCAAAGCAGAGAGCCACGTCGTCAGTGGTCGCCCCCTCAATATGCAGACCGTCCACCCTGATAGAGATTTTTAGCATGCCTTGGCCTGACAAGTCCCAACTTCCGGTCGGTTTTGTATACTTCACAACGCCCGTAATGGCCTCGGGCACGGTGATCTTGATCGAGCCTGTCCCCTCGACGTTCTCGGACGTGTCGAGCTCAACCGTGACCCCCGCGCCGGATTCTACGGACCAGCCCGTCAGCGAATCGCAGTTGATGAGTTGAGGCATGATCTCGGTCGTGATCTCCGCCTCGGATGAATCCGGAGGGCCTGCCGTCACCCTCAGCCTCGCGATTTCGGCCTCTGACTCTTTAGTCATTGATATTTTCCTGTTCTAATTGGTTGGCGTTCCGTCCCCGAACACGTCCGCCCCGACAACCCGCCAGTCGTACACAATGCCAGCGGGAAGCCCAATTATGGACGCAGACTTTCCTTTTACTCCGGGAATTAGCTTGTTGGCGTCCGTGATAGTGCAGGTAGCCTCCGCGGATCCATAAACATCGCAGTGGTCATGGTCCGGCGGGAGGCTGTAAGATGCCCATCCGATCGTGTAATTTTTCTTTGTCCCGTGCCTAACCGACTTCACCGTGATTGTGATGCCGGACATGTCTTCGGCTGGGTTGATCAGAGTAATCGAATCCTCCGCAAGGGAATAGTTGCCATAGTTGTCCAGAGCCTTGCCCCAGACCGTGACGACTCTCCCCCCGCTGGATCCGTACTCCGCCTTGTACTTGATCCATTTGAATTTGGTCGTTTTTTTAGAAAAGAGGTCTATTTTCGTCCCCTCCGCCCAGGAGGCTCCATACCTAAGTTCAACGCCCTGAAGGTCCGCGTCGGTGATCTCCGACCATTCTATTACCGGGTATTCCCCGTCGAAGTTGCTGTTGACATCATCAAACACAACATCGGTTGGGTAGTCCGTCTTGCCCATGGTGAGGATCCCCGCATACGGCGGGTTGACCGTATTCACGGCGCCGAGGCCGGAGACTGCCTCCGCTTTGAAGAGGAAGAAGGTGCCCTGCTGAGCGTTCGGCCAGTAGTAGTCAGTACCGGGCGCGCTGTCGAGGAAGATCCAGCTCGGAGACCCCACACAGCGGAAGGTGTCGAAGCAGGCATATCCTCCCGATTTGCCGCGCCTGAACTCCACCACCGGAATGACCGAGGCCCAATCCGGGGAGCCTATCTGTCCGGCCTCAAGCTCGGCCTTTGTTGCTATCAGAAGTTGCCAACCCGAGTCAAGGCTGTTACGGTTGAACTCCTTCAAGAAATAATTTGATTCATCGGTTTTGAGGACTATTCCAACGCAGTTGCCATTATACGCCTTCAGGATCTCGTTAATGTAACACCAGACCGAGCAGACGAAATCCGCGCTTCCGGAGAGGTCGAACGGAGAGCAGTCGGTCCTTTCGGATTGGATCCAGTTCCCGTCGGTGGTGGGTGCGATTTTCCTGCTCCTCGTGCCCTCCCGCTCGCGGAACTCGGGCCATGTGGTGTCCGCCGCGCCCCCACTCCACGTCTCGCCTGACTCGAAGGTCCCCAGGTATTCGATCAAATCCGGGATAGAGTAATAGAGATTTGCGGAGCGGTAGAACCCCTTGTCGGGGTCCGCGGCCGGCATCTGCCAGAAGAGTCTGAGATTCGTCGTCCACTGCCCGTCCTGACTCATGTAGGTTTCCTCGGTCACGTTCATGGTCTGGATCTGGTTCGGAGGAACGTCTGCATATGGGTATGAGGCAGCCTCCTCCACCGGAGGCGTCCCCCAGTCGTTATAAATCAGGGAGTTCTCTTCCGAGCACACTAGGTCGATGACCTCCTCGTCGGCGCTTGCCCAATCGTCCACCCAATAGGTCTTGGTAACGAGGTGTGTCTCCCCGAACGTGATCAGGTCCCCCCGTTTCGGTAGTTGCGTGAAATTTGGAACTACAGTCACAATATCCCCCGACACGGTAGCAACGTCCCTTGTCTCAATCAGATCCGGGTTTGCCCCGCCGGAGTACCGAATGACCACTTGGTAGGTCTTTCCAGCCTCCGCTGTCAACTGCTGTTCAACCCGAACAGTATCCAGGACGGTCGAGTCGTACTTCACACGCCCGTCGTATATCCCGATCCCCGCAGCCGCATCACTGAACCGGATCGTGTCCCCCGGCATGCAGAGGATGGCGTCGATGGAGGCCTTCAGTTTGGGCCGTTCGATGGTATAGTAGGCAAGATTCAAGAGGAAGCGGGCAAGTCGATACGCCTCCCTGGCATTGTTGATGCCGTAGACCGATATATTCTTGACTTTCAGCGGGGAGATCCCAAGGTCGGCCTGAAACGACGTGGGCGTATAGTTCTGGTCCTTGGATATGTACGTCACCTGCAGAGCATTGTAGTCGCGGATCTCCTTCCCGCGCTCCATCTGGCACGCGATAAGATTCCCGCTGTTGAACTTCTGCGACGGGTCGCTAAGTCTGCGCGGGGAAACCCTCCACTTTCCCCGGAAACGGGATTTCTTCCCCCTGGAGGCGAACAGTATGTCGTCAAGTATCCCGTCCATGGTTTTGCGGGAGTTCCAAACTAGATTGTTGCTGTGCCTTGGGATCCCGCCCACGGCATCGGAGGCGAGGTAGGAGAACGGCGCGTCCCCAATATTGAGCATCGCCCCGAAGGCGTAGATCTCATCTCCGCTTGCGACAATCCTGATTCCCACGGAGGGATTCGAGACCGCATCGGTCATGTCCACGCGGGTAAAATCCGTGTTCGTGATCGTCACCGTCTCCCAGCTCGACCCCCCGTCCTGGGTGATTTGGATATTTCCGGTCCCCGTCTTTCTTTTGAGATAGACCGAAAAAGTTCTTTCGGCGCTTGCCCCTGAATATGCCTGGAGGATCGTCGCGTTTGCCCCGGTAGCCGTCAGAGTCTGGCAGAAGGTCAGGTCGTCGGGGTCATTCGGGGCCGTGCCCGCATCCGGCGTGACAGTCATGTCGGTCTTGACCCAGTCGTCGTCATCGAACTTCTCAGACCAAGTCAGAAGGTTTGCCTCCGCGCAGTATTCGTAGAACGCACCCCATGAGTCATCGTCTATCTTTCCCGCGCCGCACCACGGGCCAAACCCCCACGGAGGAAGGTCCACTCCGTTGCATTTGATCACCTCGTCGTTGGCCATGATCTCCCGGCAATGCGCGGCGGGGTTGTCGGTGTAATAGACGTTTGTTGTCCACAAACCGGTGTCGCGATCCCAGATCGGACACTCTATCCCCTGGATGTCCGCCGTCACCGTGAAGGGCTGGTCCGACAGCCCCTCGGCCGCAAGTGCCTTGATCCAGACCGTCGAGAGCCCCTCATAGGCCAGGGCCTCTGTTTCGGTGAACTCGGTTACACTGTGCAGGAAAAGCTGCCCGAACTTGGATGTCCCGATCGCCGAGGTCCGCTGCAACTCGACATCGTATCGATCCTCGTCGAGCTCGTCGATCCTTTTGTTCCAGCGGCAGATATTCGTCGTGTTCGCGGAGGCCTCGTGCTCCCCGAGGTCGGTCCATGAGCCTGGAGGCACGGATAGGGAGTGTTTCTTATACCGCACCGTGTACTTGACCTTGTAGGCGCGGATGTTCCCGTTCCCGTCTATCTGGGCTATGCCCTGAGGGGCGCTGAAGAGCAGTTCAAGGGCCGTGAGGTTCGTCCCCGTGGTTGTGTAAGTAAATGGGCCACCATCCGTGATCTCAGTGTCTACTTCGTAGGTGACGCCCTGCTCGTTGAATCCCGGGACGGCGGACTGTCCTATCGCCCCCAGCCTGGTGAAGACCTCGACGTCGTCCCCATAGTTCGTGTACGGGTTGCCGTTGATCATCACATTGGAGATCGCGTGGACTTTCCTCCCGAAACTCCCGCCGAACATTGCCCATGATTTTGTCTTTGAGAGATCGATTTTCTTGCCGTTTTTCTTGACGTATTCCTGCCGGACGATCCAATAGAGCACCTCCACAGGGCATCTGGTCTCTCCGAAAATGACGGGTATGGGGTTGCCCGGCCCGTAGGTATTTTGAAGGCCATTCCACCCCTGCGTTGTGGGGGGACTGTTGGGAAGGGACGTCTTCTGCGGGTGGGGAGCAAGCAGTTTGTTGACGAGGATGGATAGCCCTGTCATCGCGGCGGCGATCGCCAGGTCGATGGCTATGCTGAGTAATATCGAGCCTGAAGCGGGTTCCTGTATCGCCGGGATGATCGTTATCTCGTCTTCGTCGCGGGGAAAGAGTGCATCAAAGACTTTAGGGTCGGTGGGCACGAAATCATGTGGGGGCTTTTCGGGGATCATGCGGCCGGAGCAGATAATTCTGTTTACGGGCAGGGACTTCAGGTTTTCAGGGATGTATGCGGAGAGGGGAACGCCCAGACGGAATGGTTTTCTCTCCACTCCCCAGTCAACGCGACCCTCTTTTTTGATGCCCTGCGGAAAGCGGATTGTGATCATCTGTACCTCAGAAACGCCACGATCCTCATGCCATAGAAAACGTCCTTGACATCGGAGAGTACGACCTCGCCGGATTGCCTTAGCCCGCAATGGATGAACTTGCCGTCGCGCAAGTAGATCCCGACATGGTTCGGGACGACCGGATGCGTTCTCATTAATACGATGTCCCCCAATTTAGGGCTATGGATCTGTTTGAATCTCCCCAGCATCTCCAGATAGTCATCTTGGAGGACAAAGCCGAACTCCTGCCGGAGAACTTCCTTCACGAATCTGAAGCAGACCGAGGGCCCCACTCCTATTCTTTTTCCGAGGTATTTGTCTATTATCTCGTCCGCCGTGATCATATTGTGCCTCGGTTAGATGATTCCGATGCTCACGCGCGGGCTCACGATCGGAATGGACGGCGCGAAGGAGCGGTTGAAATCTCCCACCGGCCCCTCGATGTTTTGGCCCTTGCCGATTCCCAGGCTGAAAGAGGCCATCTCCGTGGCCGAGTCTTCCGCCTGCCCCTGGATCTCGAAAGACTCTGTAATCGCAGTCAGTGCCGGGTCCGACAGGAAGGCCCGGTTCACCCACGTTATTTCCACGGTCTTGTCTACCATGCCCTGGTTGTCCCGAAGATAGCTCGTCAAGTACCGCCCGGCGTTGGATACCATGACACTTACGGACGGACTCGCGCCCTGAGTGGCTGCTGTCAGCTTGTCGAGCTTGATCGGAAAGGGAGAATAGCACTCGCCGCCGAAGGAGATGTAGCGGTTGAAGTCGACCAAGTGCAGGTATGTGGAGGTCCGTCCGGTGCCGGTTGTGGGAAGGTAGAAGCTCAGGGTTGAAAGTGCCTCGAGCATCGCTCCCCAAAGGTAAAAATCCCCGGTCTTCGAGGCGCGGACCGACACTTTCACGTTGGTGCCCGCCGTCGGGTCGGAGAACGCGACCGACACCTTACCCCTCAACCATCCGTTATAGCAGGGGATCCACGGTATCCGGTTTCCGTAGGCCAGAACAGGCTCAAGATCGGAGCCTCGGCAAATGCGCAGTCTGAAGGAGTTGAAATTCGGATTGATCGTTCCCTTCTTGGCGAAGACGGAGAACGTATAACTTTTACCCCTCGGGTCCGCTTCAGTGTAGGTGTATTCGATGTATCCATTTGCGGAGGATATCGTGACCTTGTCTCCGGTAATGTTGCTGTCGGGGGCCTCGGCCTGGTCTGCCGTCACGGAGGCGTTGGAGGTTGTCCACCCCGTAAAGTCCTCAGAAGACGGAATCAGGTTCGTCCTTGACGGCCCCTCGACCTTGAACAGCTTGAGCCATGCTGAAATCTGCTCTGTCTTATTCTTTTCGGTTTTGAGGTCGTCCGAGGCCGTCAGTGGCATCTATTGGATCTCCTCGAATTTTATCTCGACATACACCGCATTTATCATCCCTCCGCCGACGGGCGTTATCTCAAAGGGGTCCTTCGGTAACACGGCGAGTACCCATTCCTGCATGAGAGGCATCCAGACGTAGAACGACTGCGCCCCCCCCTGCCGGTTGTCTATGAAATTGAGTAGACATGTAATCTGGCTGCTGTTGTAACAGATCCAGGTGACACTCCCGTCATCGACGGTGTCCTCCTCCGTGGTGGGCCATGATGGTGTCGATCCTCCACTCACGCCGTCCTCGACCGCCATGTAGACGTAGCTCCCATCCTTGACGCAGTCACCGACCGAATAGGCATGGCTCGCCTGCCATGTCCCCGCGTTCCGCCATTTGTCCTGGGCGATGAACCGGGTTTTCCAGGTTCGGACCTTGTACTCCTTCGAGCACCGCTCAGATTCGGGACCCAGAAACTGATTTTCCTTGAGGGGCCAGTCTACGGTATACGGGTCCGGATCCTGCGGATCGAATATCGGGAAATACGGGATACCCGTGTAGGCGGGAAAGCCAGACGGCGCCCCCCCGTCAAGGATGTCTGTCAATCTTGTACCCCCAGCTTAATTGGCGATTGATCAAGTCCCCAGAATAGAATTAAGCGAATGTAGTATTGAAAAAATGGTGTATCAAAAATCAATCCGTCTCCTCTATCATCCGCCACCCGCTGCGTCTGCCAGATAAGTGTTTCCCCTGTACCTATAGATTGTAGCCGGAGTGGCGTTTAAGACCGGGGCTTGGCCAAATTCGTTATTAGAAAGCATTAATGTATTACATATTACCCCATCACTGTATAGAGGGGCCACACCCGCCTCAAACTTGCAGTTAGCCAGACTTATATCGCACGCAGCCACATCAACAGTTGTGTGAAAAACGGTGGAATCCCAAAACTCCACGTTACTTACCCTTAAGATCCCATCCGAGGCCATTCTGATCTGACGTTCGACTGCCCCCCAGAATTTCCCCCCCGTTATGGATAAATTAACAGGATAGGAACTTGCGCTATACGCCCATATCCCAGCTATTTTTGCATTAATCATGGGATTTGATAACGCCATCCCAATTGGGTGTGTAGCCTCAACGAATATTCCGACATTACAGCCATCAGAGGAATAGCTACTTAGATACCCGTAGGGTCCGGAAGCGGTATTGACCGATCCGTAAAAGAACTGCATCCCATAATTGAGATTGGCAGTAAAGATTCGATCCATCTCTATTGCATCCGCCCTTCCCACTCGAATACCTAAGGAATGCGCCTGTATCCATGTCGCCGCCGCATCTCCCGCCTGGCACCAATAATACCAGGACTGGTGAATATTACTAAGGCGATCTGTCCCCCCGGAACCATCAATTTCTATTCCTATGGATATTGGGCAACCGACCAGGTTTGTGAACTCAAAGTCCAGATGCCCGACTAAGGCGTCAATCCACTTATATGAATTAACAAACTGGCAATCCCTCCAGGAGACGTTAACCATTGGAGGATCTTCACTTCCAACTGTGGCGTGAAGAAATGTCGCCGGGTACACTGTTGGAGTTTCTGCCGTCCGAAGTTGATTTGGATAATAGAAAGTCAACCCCTCAAAGTGATTTCCAGAAGTGTATAAAAATGGGGCCAATGTCGTTCCGGTACAATAGATGACAGAACCATTGGTCAGAGTTGCCAATCCCGTCCCAGGGATGATTGTTCCATGTTTGGAATATCCATATATTTTAAGTCCCACTGGCATTACTACCTGTCCTGCGATCTGCCATTTACCGGCAGGAATTAATAAGGGTTTACCTGCCGTAGCCGCTGCTGTAGCCGCCGTCTGGATCTGAGTCGAATAATCTATAGATCCATCAGCGACATAATCGGCGGGAAGAAACCACATAATAGGGACTTCTTTGACTGCCCCCGGTCCAAAAGTAACATCTCCATTATTAAAACCACTAAAAACCGGATAATCCCCAGCTTCAAGCGGCCCGTTGATTGTCAAAGTGTGGTTTGACGCCTTGGCGATTGATCCCCCTTTGGGGATGACAAGAGAGAGCGTTGACGGGACAATGAGATCGTCCGTGAGTGTCTGCGCTGTTGAGACCAGAATGGTTCCCTGCGTGGACCCGATGGCGGCAATGGCGGCATTGATGGATGAGTAGTTGCGGACATCGAAAATCCCGCTCCCCTGCTGATAATAGGGCAGGGTGACCCACGGGGTGGAGCCGTCCCCGATCTTCAGAAACCTTGTGTCCGTCTCATACCCGGGCTCACCGGACAGGAGCGTCGGATTCGCCTCCGTCCACTCCGCCGCCGAGCCCCTCCTCAACTGGATTTGTGAATAGCTTATCATGTCATCTCGTCTCCTTCAGCGCCCGGTAGGTCGCGCCCTTCTGCCTTACCTTTACGGCGATGGTCTGATCCATTTCATCTGGCCCCGGCTTCCACTGTGCCACAAGTCCAGGGTCGAGGGTTACGCGGATCTCCCCGTTTACGCCCTTCCCTCTTGCCGCAGCCTGAGCGGAGAATGCCGATTTGGGCGTGATTGAGACGAACTCCGACTCCCCGCCTTCGCCCGCCAGGAACGGCGTAATTCCCCGTGTCCAGCCCGAGAGTCCGTGCTGGGCTGGAAGAGCGATTAGCGCGGAGGTCGCGCCAGCCTCACCGGCAGAGGGTAATTCAGCCGCAGCACCGCCCCCGAAAATCCCTTCCAATATGCTGCCGAGGAACCCCGCGATCCCGCCTGCCCCCGCGCCTCCTCCTCCACCCTTGCTCAAGGCGTTGAGAATTTCTTGCTTCGCGATGGCGAGACCGATCTGTTTTACCAGATTGGAGAAGTCCGCTATCACGCCTCTCAGCGCAGTTCTCCAGTCGAATGTTCCCCTGATGGCGCTATCGAAGAGACTGCTTTCCGTATTGAGTGCGACATCGATCGCGGCAGGCAACAGGTTCTTATACTGGTTAGCAAGGACCGTATTCGCGTCTATCGCCGCCTGTTTAGTTCCAATGCCGATGAGGGCCGCAGCATCCATATCTCTTTCGGCCTTGATGCTCTGTTCTTTGAGCTGATTCTCCTGCAAGAGGATGTTCCGGGTTTTCTCGTCGATCCCCTCAAGCACAAGGATCCGCTTCCGCTCGATATCAAGAAGTTGAAGGTCCGCGTCTTTCATCGCTACGTATCCGCCCCGAAGCTCCTCGACGCTCTTCTTCGTGTTGAGATAGAGGTCGTTCAGATCCTTCGCCTCCTGTCTGACCATCAGTTCCCTTTTCTCGGCAAGGGTGTTCTGCTGTTCCTGGAGGCGGCTGATCTCGCCCTCCTTCGCAAGTTTCTCCGCGTCGTTCTTAGCCAGGTCGCGCTGAAGCTGCAGGTTCAATACGGTTGCGTTGTTGATCTTGATCTGATTGTCCATCTCCTGGATCGCCGCGTAGCCGGGCCTTATGATGCCCATGGAGATCTTCTCTGCATTTATCTCCTTCTCGCGGTCTGCCTGCTCCTGCATGAGCTTCAGAAGGTTCTCGCCATTTTGGAGACGCATCCTGTATTCAAGATCCGTAGCCTTTATCGACGCGTCGATCGAGGACTTCTGCATTTGCTGCTCAAGGACGAAATACTGCGTTTCTAGGGCCAGGAACTGCTTGTCCCTCTCCGCGCGCAGCTTTATCCTCTCGTCGTCCGTTAGGCCAACGACCTCCAGCATTTCGCGGTAGCCTATCTTCGTGATGTTGATTTCGTCGCTCACTGCCGACATCTGATCTTTGATCGAGGCCTGCTCCAGCTCGGCTCGGTTCCGGTTGTATTCCTTCTCGGAGGTCACGCCCTCCTGCCATGCCTTCTCCTCGACTGCAAGAAGTTCCTCGGTTATCGCCTTCCCCTTCTCAAGCGCGGCTTTGCGGATGTCGATCCCCTGCTCCATCATCGACTTGAGGGTGTCGAGCCTTTCCCGCGCCTTCTCTTCGACCGTCTTCTCCCTGAAAAGACCCGTCACGTCTTCAGGCTTGGGCGGAGGAGGCACACCCGGAGCGGCGGTTTTAGGTACCCCCTTCTCCGTCATCATGCTTATGAATTTCGTCAGTTGGTCGATCGCCTTGTTGGCCGTCTCCGCGCCGTATATCTCGGTCCAAAGCTTCCGGAGGGCGTCCACGACTGTCGCCTTGAAGCGCTCCGGTATCTTCCCCCACAGGTATTCGAGCGTCTTCATGGACTCGTCGAACTGGTCGTAGACCATGCTGAAGACGTTGGCGAGGGCCGTCCCCATCATCTCGACAAGCCCGCTCAGGGCGCTCTTAAACTTCTGGATTTTCATGCTGGCGTCAGGGTCGAAGGCGTTCCCCATCTTTTGCGTCTGATCGGTAAGCCTCTTGCTCAGCTCCTCAAGCATGGCCTGGCGCTTGCCCATGTCGTTCAGATCCTTGCCCATTCGGCCCGACCTAGCGGCAAAATCATCGAACACCTGATTTACGTCCATCGGAAAGATGGATTTCAGTCCCCCACGGATGTTGAACCGCACGACAGCCTCGGTTATCTGATCAAAGGCATCCGAGACGTCGATCTGCATCTTCTTGGCCGCGACGACCGCCGCTTGCATCATCATTACGATCTGGTCCGGCTTGATGCCCTCCATCAGGAGGCGAGATGACTTCGACATGAGTTCCGTCGTGTCAACGAAGACGTATCCGACCTGCTTGAGCCGGTCGATCAGTTTTTCCCCATCCACGGCCATGCTCCGCGTCACGCTCCCGTAGGTCTCCTCGGCCTCCATCGCCTTCGCGCCGATCTCAGTCCAGTCGATCGCCTTTCTCACCATAAGGTACGCCGCCATAATCTCGGCGCTCGTTTTCACCCAAGCACTCTTGAGATCGGACAGCATGCTCTGCGTGCCGATAACGTTCTGCTTGAGCTGGGACTGAATATCCGCCAACTGCGCCTTCATCTGCGCCGTCTCTGCCGTTATGCGGATGATGAGTTTGGCGATTTCCTGCTCATTTGCCATATCTGCCCTTGCTCCAATTCTTCAGAGATTCCATATCCTGCTTGCTCGCCACTTTTGGTTCCTTTGCGTATTCCTCTTTTTTGGGGAGCATTCTGTCCATGAATCTTTTCCAGGACCGTTCATCTCCCCACATCGCCGTGTTGGTGGCGAGGGCGAGATCAATCAACTTGTATTGCTTGTTCCTCAGCGCGATGCGTGCGAAGTGCTCGACCTGTTCCATAGTGTATTTGGAGCACAGGTCCCGCAGTGTCCCGTATCCCTCAGATATCAAAACGTGGAAGGCCTCGCTCAGGGGGTTGTCAGAAACCTTTCCCACAGTTTCATCACGAGCGGGGCGAGGCCAAACAAGTTTTTTATTTGCCTGATATTCTGAAGGACGACAACAACCAGAATCCCGGATGTCTTGTCGAACGGCCACTTGGCAACTTCCCCGGCGTCAATATCAAGGGTTTTTGATATGATTTCCTTCGCCGGGATAAGGGGGATCAATGCGGCGAGGGTCTGGAAAATTGCATCGGGGTCAGTGTCAGCCCCGATTTTGAATACCTCGGCCTGAAGATCTCCGCCACCCTTAAGGATGTTCTTCATCCTCAATAGGTCAACAGCAACTAGACCGAATTGGTCCCACGTCCACGGCATCACAGTGTGGCCATATATCTCGATGCCGGGGAACAGGACCTCCTCCTCGCTCTTTTTCTCTTGCCCTTCGGTCATGGTCCCTCCCCTCTTATGACTCACCAATCAGCGTGTAGTCGAAGTACGGGCTGGCGGGGGGTGGATGGTTTGCGGCGTCATTCTGCGCCACGAACTCGAAATCCAACTTGCCGAGCGCCGTGTCGTCGATCAGCCCGATATCGCCAGTGGGCCGCAGCCGCGCCTTCCAGACCTGAAGGTGGTACTTCGGCCCCTGCTCGTTCGTCGGCCAGAAGTCAAGAAGCCCCTCAACGATAAACGAGGTCAACCCGTGGATCGCCCATGAACCCGTAGATCCAAAGAGGGCCATGCGGAGGTTCTCCCTGTCGAATTCCTCCAGCGTGAACTTGAACGTGGCTTTGATACTGACAGGGATTATCGTATCCAGGACTTTGGTGCCTTCCCTTGAAGTGTAGTGCTCGATCACCTCTTCCGTGGGGGTTATGGTCAAGCTGGGGACGTTCCCCAGGTCCCGCAGCCCCGTCGGTAGGCCGTTCTCGTCGAACCGGTCGAACTTGACGATGCCCTTACCGAGTCTAAACAGACCCAAATCATGCGATTTCTTTTCCATCTTATTCCTCCTCCTTTTGGTTTTGGCCAATAAAAAAGCCCGACTCACAAACCGTGAAACCGGGCCTCTTTGTTAGGGGTTCCCTTCAGTTCGGATCAGCTAATATGCAGTCTGATCCCCATATTCATGGGCAACTGTCACCTCATAGACCGATATCGCCATGACCTTGTCCAGCTTGTCGTCAAAATAGAGGATGTCGTCCTGCAACGGATTGATCTTGATGCAGGGTTTGTGACCCTCAATGGCAACAATCTTCGTGTCTATCTCCGCGAGTATGGACTCCGCGACCGTCTCCGCGTCCAGCGTGTCGGACTGCCTCATGATGAGCGTTTCAAATTGCAGGTTGAATTCGCATTGCTGAATCCGGTTTTTTCTCGTCTTCCTTGAAACCGTGTAGCTGTAGCACGTCATGGGCAGCTTCGCGCTGTCCCAATCCGTGGGCATTGCGGGGCGCGGATGGGTATCTTTTATGGATGTTATCGCCGCCAGCGCATTTGTCACTAGGGTCATGAACGCTGTCTTCGCGGGTGTCGTCATCTCATGCTCCCGTCATGTTTATCCCTATCGCCTGCAGGTCCCCTTGAACCTTAAGTGAGAAGGCGTCGATTATCTCCTCCGGATGTATCCTCGCCGGGATGCGGACCATCTTTTTGAGGACGAAAAGCGGTACTATCTCCCCGTGCGTCTGCCCGGCCCTCGCACCCTTCGTGTAAGCCAATTTGCCGAAAACGATCAGATTCCCTGCTTTCGATCTCCTTACGAAAGTATCGCCCCACGGCCCCTTGAGCGCATAGGCGGATTTGGCCACACCCGCCGCCGTCTTCGCAGCAGCGAGAGGAATGGTCAGCCAGTTGGAATAGCGGGGGACTATACTCGTCATCTGTCCCCTCGGCCCCACATGGACCCGGACGTACGCGCCGGAAGGGGTCGGCCCGCCCATTGAGACACCAGCGCGTATAGATTCCCCCTGAATCTCCGCCTTTAGCGCCATCACAGACGCTCTGAGTGTGCCGCTTCTCGCGCTCACCGCACTTTCCGAGGTCGGCCCCGTCATGTGCTGCTCGCGGATATATCTCTGTAGCCAGCGCGATTCGATATCGAGTTGCTTAATCACCTTCCTCGCGAGGTTCGGCTGAACCTGGTCGAGCTTGCTCTCAAGGATCACCTCGCTCATATCGCCGTCCGCCTGTAGGCGTCCAGGGTAACCTGCACCTGGGAGAGGAATTTTTTCAGTTGGAATTTGTTCACCGACCCGTCCGGGTATGTGACAGAGGACAGGCCGGGATCGTTTCTGCGCCTCCACACGTAGCTGATCTGTTCAAGGAGTGCCAACTTGAGGTCTTCCGGGAGACCCCCCGTGGAATATGCGGCCCCGGAGGTCCATGTCGCGCCATCTGCTCCCCCTTGCACCCAGTAGGCGGAGTAGTTGGCCCCGGTTATGGGTTTGTTCGCACTGGCCGCGGTATGAGAGATGAAGCACGTGTAGAACTTCGAATCCGTACCCACGACCACGCTCGCCGGTGAGTATCCGCCATCATACTGTACCTTGATCACTTGGCGGCCGGACAAAAACTGCTGCCGACCCCCGAAGAAATCATCGAAGAGCCATTCCGCAGGATATCGCTCCAGCTGCGAGATCCCATCCCCGTCGCTCTTTTTTAGGTTTCCTATCCTGAGCACCCCTCTCTCGGCATAGACCTGGTAGTCTTCGGAGTCAAGCAGCGTGTCGCTCCCGAAGGCCCTATCCGTATCCTCGTAGACACTCACATTTGACACGTTGAAGTGGGGAAGATACAGGTAATTTCTCCCACCGTCGAGATAGACAATCTCGGCGGAGACGCCCACCAGTTTGGCCCCTATTTCCTTCTCAAAATCGGCGACTACCCCGGCCTCGACGATGGTCATCTTGGCCACATCTGTATCCCTCACGGTCGGGTCGAGCCACTGCTGGATCTCGTAAAAGCTGATAAGTTTCATCTCAGCATCTCCCTGGCGACGGCCATCACGTCCCCCGACTTGATCTCCTCCATGCAGATGGCCTTCTCGCACGAAGAAAACGCCCGCGTGTCCTGGCAGGGCACGCACTCCATGCTCGCCGTCAGAACGTGGGATCTCTTTCCTATTGGCCTGTTCTTGGTCGTCAGCGTCGGCCCGAACAACGCGATCAGAGGCACGTCCAGCGTGTCGGCTATGTGCATGTTGCCGGTGTCCGTCGTTATGAGCAGGTCAATCTGTGAAATAACCTTCGCCGTCTGCAATATCGTCAATTTACCCCCATAGTCTGCGTCCAGGCGCGTGCCCGTGGGCAGTTCGCCCTCTAGTCCTACTCCTACCAAGGCCCCCCCGGGGAAATACATCTTCAGGACGCTGCTAAGACGCTCGAAATGCGGCCACCCCTTTTTCTCCCAATATTTAGTCCCCCGGAACCAGCCGTTGCAAAGCCCGATAATGGGATGAGGTAGGTCGAGGATAGGACCATCCGCTAGGGGGAAATTGACCTCTGGGACCGGTCCTTCGTACCCCTGGGCGTAGGCAACCTCCATGTAGTGGTTGCTCTCGTGCATCTTAGATCCTCGCCAGCTCGGCTTCGCCACGACGTACCTGAGCTTCTGGATGAACAGGTCCACTATCTGGCAGCTTCCGTTCCCATGGCCGCTGTAGTACCAGAGGTCATATTCCCGAGGGTCGAAGGTCTCCCTGGGCCAGCTTATCACTCTGTCGATCACCTTCCAGTTGAAAAGTATCTCCTCTACGGCGGGTCTGCGCATATCCCGCCATCGATCATCGAGAACGATGTCGATTTTCCCGGTTTCGGTGAGAGTGCTCATGGCTGCCAGCGCTGGCATGAGCATCACCATGTTTCCGAGGCCGTTCCCGAAGAAAGAAATCGCTTTTCCTTTAGCCATGTCAGAACCCGCTCGCCCTGTTCTGCCTCCACGAGGAGAACTGCCTTGCCGCCCCGAGATGCTCCAAAAGCCCCGGTATCACCATGACAACCTTCCCCTGCTTGTAGGAGGACGTGGGGGAGGAATCCCTCCGGCTGACCCTCGACATGCTGATGCACCCGGTCAGGTAAACGTCTATGTTCGACCCGTGGCCGTCGTTCGGGAACCCTCTCAGTCTCCCATTGGGATTCAGAAGGGGGATCGGAAGCCCGAGAGACCTCCAAAAATGTTTCGTCGCGATCAGATTTGTGGCAGACGTGCTGTTTTTGAACAGGACCTCCCTCCCTGCCCACTGTATCCTCGTGATTTCCGGATGCTCTCTCGCGTCGTACCCGGACGCAAATCCCACCGACAGCGTCCCGGATATCTCCTTGTGGATCCCCGTCAGCACGTCCAACCATCCGTAGGAGTTGACTAGCATGTCGTCCTGGAGATAGCAGACATACTCGCTGTCGCTATGCTCTACCATTTCCCACAGCGCATTGAAGCCCGGGACGACGCCCTTCCTCTGCCCGTTCAAGATTATTTTGGCGATTTCTCTCGCCTCCAATTTCAACAGATAATCCCTTGTGTCATCCTCGGAGCAATCGTCGTTGATGAACAGGCGGAAATCCGTGGTATTCTTGACAAGGGAGTCCACAGTCCGCTTCAGCAAGGGAAGCCGGTTATAGGTGGTCAGGATCACATCTATCATCTTACGCCTATACGTATGGCCGGATTGCCGCCCCATATCTCATATGGTTCGGGATTCTTTGTGAGGATCGCGCCTGCCGCCACGACAACGCCATCACCTATGGACGTATATTCCCCCACATACACATTGCGGCCACCGTTGTGAGTCAGGATCTTGATCTTCCCGTAACTGTGTTCACCCATATAGACCTTGCTCATTTGGCCTCGCATGAAAAGCAGCGGTGTATCGCAACCTTATACATCTTTCCGCCGCACTTCTCGCATTTCACTTCAATCAGCTTATTAAGGACTGCAAGTTTGAGAGTTGCCTCTTTCCAAAGATCTTCTTTGTTCACGAAAAATCTTATCATGCCTTTCAGCGGCGTATAATAGCAGTGTGAAAGATCATTTTGTCGAGTTCTCCCGTCATGTCTTCTGCACCGCCTCGCTTACGAACATGAACTCCTGGTCCTGCGGCCACCTCTTGACGAGATCGGGGATGGCCTTCCGTATCCAGTTGTTGCAGACATTGTGCGTATGCCCGTGCCAGCATGGGTACTTGTCCTCCGCGATATAGTACCCGTGGATGCACTTCGCGGCGAGTTTCCTATCGTTCCTATGCATGGCCACCCACAGACCGGCCTCATTGCAGGCATCTACAACGGTTTGGTTCATGTGCCAGCCCGGAGGTCGGAATCCATGGCAGTAGAACCTGAAGTCCACCTTCTTGAAGAGTTCGACGATCTGCCACTTCTCCAGACCGAGCATCTCCATGAGGTTCGGACTGTGCAGAAATCCGTGGACGGCAAGTTCGACGTATCCCAGCTTCTTGACCCTGAGCAGCATCGCCGGGCTCGTCCTGAATGGGATCGTGAACAATGTTGCTTTGAAGTTGGGATATGTGTGCTTCAATATCTCAATGTCCGTCAGACATTCCCACATGTCGCAAAAGTCATCCACATCGAATATCACCGGCTTGTCCATCACATAAACTCCATCAGGTCGAAGTCGTCCCTGTACCGCTTCTGTACCAGAGAATCGAACGTCGAGCTGAAGTTATCCCCGTGCACGAGGACGCAGAATTTCCAATCTGGCAGGAACCTCGTCGGGTAGGCGTCCTTCACCCTCGCGTGGTCCCCGCAGAACGCCTCGTCGTGCTTTTCCCTATTGCAGAAGATGTCTGCCGGCCACATGACGCAGTGAAAGGGCGTGCTGTGTTTGAAATACGTTCCGACGCGCTCCGTCTTTAGCTCGTACAAATACCCCCACCTGAACATCGCGCACTCTATCCTTGAACGGTCAATGGGCTGCTGGTCGGAGATGATCTGCATGGCATCGGCCCTGTAAAGATCGTCAGAGTCTATGCGCGTGACATAGACATGATCGGATTCATTGAGCCTGTGGAAGACCGGCATCGGCGCCTTTTCCGTGAAATGCTGCCCGAACGTCATCACCCCATCTTTCGGCAAAAAGCGGACTAGCGGTTTCATGGCCTGCTCCATCCCGGGTTGGCACCATATCCACAGCGAGAAGTCGGTGAAGGTCTGCCTTTGCAGACTCCTCAAGGTGTATCGCGTAAAGAAGTCTATGCGTTTTGCTATCCACTCGTCGGTCACGCCCGACTCGCGCTTAAAATACAGCTTGACGATGTGGTAGTTCATCCATCCCCCGTCCCCTCCTGGAATCTCGGCACGAACGGCTCTTTCTTCTTGTAGTTCTGCTCGAAGGATTTCAGCCACGCCTGCTCCATGGCGCGCTTGTCAAAGCGTCGGTCTATGGGCTTGCGTCTCTGCTTTGTCCGCTTCATTCCTTTCCCTCTTGCGCGATTCGATCCAGGAGTTGAGGAATTCCTTGTGTTCCATGAGAAGGTACTGCCCATAGACTGCAACCCGCGATCTCGGGCGGTACATCTCCCTGAAATCCACCACCACGGTCGTGAACTGTTCCGATTTTGCGACCGCAAGCGCCTTGGCGAACAGCTCCGGATGGATCACCGCTGAGCCCAGGCAAAAAAACTTGAATGGGGTCCCCATATGTTCGATCAGGCCTAGAAAATCGTTTCGACATCGCCGGGCTATCAGCCCCCAATCCTGGTCGAACAGATGCCAGAAGTCCGTCCCAAGTGCGACCGCCAAGAGAACGTTTATCCCCTGGTCTTCGCAGATCCGGGTTAGACTGTCCTTTGGAGCTCTTGCGTTCTCCCTTAGAAACTCCCACACCAACAGGCTGGCTGCTTCGTCCTTTCGATAATCCTCCAAAAGGTCGGCCAGCGAATATGAGTGGCCCGGCAACTCCTCCGTGGCCCTTTGGAAGTCATGGAACAGGGAGGCCCCGTTGTGGATCAGCACGTCAAAAGCACCATTACTGGCGAGATTTCTGATTTCATTCCAGGCCGTTTTAATCACGGCCCCGCCAATGGCAACGATATTCTTTACCATTGCATTATTCCCGTACCATCAAACCGCCTTATAAAACTGGTATGGCTTATCCCCAATATCCTCAGCTCCAAAATCGTAATCTGGTCGTCAATGTCGAGACTCACTTCATGGAACGCTTGATTTGAAATACTCCCGCCGATAGTGGCTCCGCATGCAGAGCAGTTCGTATTTGTAATTCCGCTATTGAATTCTCCGGTTGCAAAAGAATCAACGGTCCCGGTAGTCAAAGAAGAGTTAGGGGTGCCGGTAGTTAAAGATGCCAGAGGCAATGTAGAGGGGAAATTCTCATTAATTTTAAATTTTGGATTATCTGGCACAATCCAATAGATAGGAGGTGGAATCTTCTTCTCAAGTCTGAACTTCACTTTGATGATGCCGTTATCATTACTATAGGGATCATCTACCTGTGGATCACTCAATGGTACGAACTTAAATCGCCTGCCTTCCGACAAGGACTCGTTAAGGAATCGTTCAATGCTTAACTCTCCATTGGCGGGGATCACGATATCTCCGAGGTTGCTTACCGGCCTGCCGTCCACGGTGACCGAGGCAACGGCTCTCAAATTGTGCGCGTTCTTGAGCCTTATCTTGTACTCGGTCTGGAAGGGTAAGAATACCTGTCCGGAGATCTCCTTCGAGAATTGGGCATCATGAACTATGTTGAGCACGAAACCGTCTTGGGATACCGCGTAAGAAAATGAAGTCCAAACCAGAATCATTAAAACTACCGCAATCCACCTTTTCATTTCCCATCCCCCCTTCTGAGGACCATCAAAACATGGTTTTCCCCGGTTCCGTCGAAGTCCTTGACAATGGTTTCCCGTTCAACCCGGAATTGTTCGAACAGCATCATGTAGTCCTTCGGCCTTCTGAACCAGACATGTGTCATATCCTCGCACCAAGTCGATACATTCTCATAAATAACAAGATGGGCGTCTTTGCCGAGGACGCGCGAAATCTCCCCGCATGTCTTCCCGATCTGTTCCGGGGGGACGTGCTGCAAAACCGTCCATGATAGGCAACCCTCAAAGCAACCGTCTCCAAAGGGTATATGTTCCCCGTCATAGTCCCGGAAGTCACAGCCGGGTGAGTGGTTTTTGGCCTGCCTGATAGCCCACGGGGAGATATCTATCCCGTAGACGGAGTGGCAGAAGGCAAAAAGCATCTTGCTTAGTCTGCCCCATCCGCACCCGAAATCCAAAACTGTCTTCCCCCGGAATATCGGCTCAAGCGTGGGGCGGATCATATCCATGACGGCACCCGTCTTAGCTTGAAACTGGGATTCAGAAAAGGAGCAACACCCCACAGTCTTTAATCCCTGCTTCCTGTATCGGTTCTCCCAGTAGTCGAGCCTGGATTCCATCATGCCGCCTTCGCCTCTGTCTGCTTTGTCAGCCGGTCGACCTCGCGCCAGAAAAGATAAGGGGCAGCCCTCAGCCATTCCCGCAATCCTTTAACGTCGGTCAAATCTTTGCCCCAGGACATATGACCAACGCGTTCGTTGGCTATCACGCGGCAGCCGCAGAGGGCCGCCTCGAACACCACGCGCTCCCCCGCACCCCATCCGTCGAGCATGTGGACAAGCCATTCGTGCGCGGAATAGAGCTTCGGCATCTCCTCATATGGGACCATCGGAATGCTGGTTACATTCGGTCCGGTGATGAGTTCTCCCTTGGAGAGGATATCAAAATGAATCTCCGGATGGCTGTCGATGAACTCCTTTAGCGTTTTCCAGGTCTTCCATCCTCTTACATTGCAGACTAGAGCTGTGCCCATCTTTCTTTCAACACCTGCCACCGGACGAAAAATCTCAACGTCGATCGCAAGAGGAAGACAAATACCCTGGATTTGAAACGTCTCCATGTGATTCGACATGTGAATGGGAGATAAAAAAAAGTTGAGGACCGACCCCCTGAATAGCTTTTCCGAAATGTCCCGCCTGTGCTCGATCTCCCTGTGGTCGTGCTCGTACTTGACATAGGGCACCCTTTCGATGGCGGTCAATATCTTCGCCATCTGCTCCTGCGAGAAACCCCATACGTTGTTGAGCACTATCAGGTCGCTCCCCGATAGTATCTCCCCTATTAACATAGTATCGGTCTTGCCGGTGACGCGCTCTATCTCGAAGCCGCACTCCTCACCGATTCTAGTCATGGTTTGGCCCGAGATCTCCGCCCCTCCGATAACCCATGAGTCCTCCACCCATGCTATCCGCTTTTTTTTTAGGCTCTTCGTCTCGTAGGTCTGCTTCCCTAGCATGTCGTCGCGGGTCAGCGCGTCTGGCACCCCGCTGGCGGTCATCATGCGCGTCTCGTATTTGTCCCTTTTGTCCGGCCTTGGAACGAGTTTCCATTTCCCGATCGCCTGCCCTTTGAGCGCGCGGTCCACTCCAACATAGGACTTCTGGTTGTTATACCCGGGCAAAAGGTACTCGACCAGGACCATGGCTTTGTCGTCGGTGAGGACGAAATCGTTAATGTCCATTGCATCCCATTCGTGAATATTTGGCCGTTTAACCTTATCTACGGCCAAGGTGCTATGGAAAAAGGAGTGGGGTGGAAGAAAACCCTTATGACTGCGGAGGTCCCTGCAGGATGGAGAAAGCTTCCGGAACGCCCGGCTTCCCGTCCTGCCTCATGACGAACCTCAGCGCCGTCATGTCGTACTCGAAATACCTCTCTTTGGACATCTCGATGGTAATGTCCTGCCGCAGGGCCCAGATGTAGAACCCCAGATCCCCGCAGATGATGTCGCCCTGGTGCCCGAGGGCGGGTGCGTTGCGCGTCCTGATCGCCGGATACCCATTCAACATCGGACCGATGGGGACCGTCAACCCCTGGACCGTGGTGTCGTAGTAAACCGGAGCGCCGCCCGTGGTCTTCTGCAGCCGGAGTTTGTTGAGGGTGAGCCTTCTCAGGATGTAGGTGAGGTCTTGGATATTCTCGTCGATCGCGGATTCCAGGTTGATCACGTCGTCCGCCTTGACGTCGTTCTTGGAGTAGTCGGCGTTGGACCCTGTCGTGCGGTCCACGAAGTTGACGCCGGGGTCATTGACGATGCCGAGCATCTGTCCGCCGGTCCCCTCGCCGTTGATCACCTCGCGCTCCGTGTAGTACTGGATGGCGCGGGTGAAGAGTCCCGTGATGTAATTGATGATGTTGATCGCGCTGTCCATCACGAGCTCGTCGGTCAGCGGGCACAAACCGATGGTTTTGTGCGCGGTAAAGGTCTTGTAGCTGAACGCAGGCTTCGTGGCGACTTTCAGCTCTGCCTCGTCCGGATGGTAGAGGATGATACCGCCGAAATATGACCCAGCGCTCTGAGAGAGGACGGGGATCCTGGTCGTCATGGAGCCCATCGGAATCCTCCACAGTTTGGGCAGGATCTGCGACGCCTGGATGGCGAACTCGATGACCGTGGCCAAAAACTCAATGGGAACGAGGGCTCCCACATCGGTCGTGGTGAGGCTATAGGCCGCCGTCTTCTGGTTCCACTCCATCATTTCCTTGTTGTAGTCGTTGAGATTGACGCCTTTGGCGTTCATCCTGCCGCCATCGAATCCGATCCTAACCATTTCCGCGAACTTCTCCATCGCGGGGGACAACTTGATGAAGGGGCCTCCCGAGGCCCTCATCCTCTGGCCGAGCTCGAATCCGTCGAGCGACTCCGCCTTCCGCTCCCCATAGGTCTTGCGGTTGAAGAAAGATGTGTCGATGATCGATCCGGTTGCGGTCTCCAGGACCTTCCCGTCTGCGCTTGTGGGGAATATCTTCCGCTTCTCCGCCTCGAGGGCGTCTTTCATCTCGGCCCTGATAGCGCCGAGCGTGCCGTTCTTCAAGTGTTCCGCAACGGCAGCCATGTCGAAATAAAAGGTGCCGTCTTCTTTCTTCTTGACATCAACGTTCATGGGATCCATAAGATCTCCTCCTTGTTTTTTTGGTTTGTCCTCGTTTTCCGGGCACAAAAAAACCGCATATTCGAGGATCGGAACTGCGGTTCTTTTAAGGCTCGAAAATCCCCCCGTCAGGACCGGGGATTAATGTCAATCCACCTTGCCGGTGACCTTTCTGATCTCTGCCCTCACCAGCGCACGCATGTCGTCTGTAAATCCCTTGCCGAAATCGGTCAACTGCTTAGATAGCTGTCTCGACATCTCGGCGAGGGCCTTTTTCTCATCCTCGACACTGTTGATGACGGCTATCTGTGTGGGTTCAGACTCCTTTCTCTTGCAGTCCTCGCAGACGTCAAACTTAACCGTCTTGTCTTCGGCATCGCACCTGCAAGAGTCCATGACCTTCCCGCAAACCTTGCACTTCAGGACGAAGTGCTCCGGGGGGTCTCCGCACAATTTCCCGTCCTTCCCTTCGGCGTCCGGTCCCGGTTTCCCGGGCGCGTACTTGGCGATGACGGATTTTACGGCCTCGTCTACATCCTTGGCGAAGAATTCCGCCTTATCTTTTGGAATGGTTTCCCCGTTGGGCATGGCATGTGTCTCGTATAGCCCGCTTCCCGGATTGTACCGATACGTCATTCCCCTCGCATGAAAGTGGTTTCCGCCGTGCTCGTACCAGTGATGGTCCTGCTCGTCGTGGTTCCCCCCATTGTCTGCATTTGGGTCCATCATGTGGCGCATGACCTTCCCGCCTATTGATCCCGTCTCCCCTCCCACCTGGCAGTCCGTTCCGCAGTATTTCATGCACTGGCGCTCGGAGAAAAGGGATGTCTTGGCCTGCATGATGTCCTCATCGGTCATCCGCTGGTCTACCCAGATCTCTGGTTCCGGGATGAAGTCGAAGGTGTAGTGGTGGCCTCCGTGGGCGAAATCCTCGGTCCCGTTCTCCTCGCGGACCTTGTCGGCATCAACCATCATGAAAGACACGTCCTCGTCGGAGCAGGGGTCGGGGGCCCATTCATCCTCCGTCTGCTTCATCTCTGGAGCGAAGAACTCTGCCAGGTCCGGGAGGAAATGAAGACTCAATCCGTGGATCGATTTCCCGAATGCCTCCCTGACCTTCGGATCGTCCATCTTTTCCTTCCCGCCTCTGAACAAGATCTCCGTTGCCTCAAGGAATGCCTCTCCGTCCTTGCCCTTCCACGGCGGATCACCTTTGTCGAAATCCTTGTAGTGCCCCGCGATATGGGCGCGGACCCTGCCGAGATCCCCCGCCGGGATATCAGCCCCGCCCCTTGCCCCCATTATGACCGCCGCGGCTCCTCGGACCCCGTTCCATACGCAGGCGTGTTCCCCGTCCCCCTTGTGGTGAGGAAGTTTGTATGACCCCTTGACATCCGGATTGTCGGAATCGTACCACGCGCACATTATCTTGAGGGCGGCCGTGTCGGCTTTCCTAACCTCCGCACCCGCATTCCACTTTTCCCCCTCCGGGGCAAGCGGGGTCTTCTTGTAGGGGATGGCCCCCTTCTTCTCCACGCCATCCCCGTCCTTGCACTCTCCATCGTGAACATAGGAGAACTCGGCCTCGCAGGTGAGGCCGCACTTCTCCCCGCTGACGTCCTGATCCCATTTGATTAGCATCAGTTTCCCGCACTTCTCGCACTTCTCGGAGGCGGGCTCGAACATCATGCACTTGTAATCGTGATTCTTCAGCCAGGCGCGGGCCTCCTTAGTGGTGAACTTGTCCTTGCTGAATCGGATCGCCTGCAGTTCGACCGGCTTTCCACCTCCCTGGACGCCCCAAATCGCGTGGATGCCCTTGCCGAACTTGTCGTTCTGGCGGCGGATGCGGATAAATTTTTCAGGAGATTCCAACCGGCAACTATGTTCAGATGGATACGGTTTCTCTTCCCATGCACCATCCTGATTCTTCCAGGCTATGATGTCGCCGTACTTCTCATACTGGCAGGCCTCGCCCTCCTTGCAGGGAGTGCCGCAGATGCAGGGGAGGAATTTGAAGCTGAGGCCGTCTGTCATGGCATTAATATTTTGTGCATCGGGGTTCATAGGCACCCCGCCCAATAAACTATATTCCACGCAATCCCATTCATAAACCACTCTTGTCTCACTGCCATCAGTTTCCTTCCTAATATCCCAAATTAATGGCCTCCAACCAACGGACCAATTAACAAGGAAGCCTTTGCTCGCTTTATCCCATAGCTCTCGGCCTCGTCCGGCCTTGTCGTCGTAGAAAACAGTTTTCGCCATTATCCCTTTGTTTCCTTTGAATTCTCCCGGTTTTATCCATGCTGGTTTGGCGATAGCCTCCATCCCAATGTTAGACCAGCCATGATTAAACAGGACCACAACTCGACCCTCAAGCACCATTCCCCGCCCCTTCTCGTTTTTTGTCGCCATCAAGATGTCATTACCTCTATCACGTTTTTCAGTGCTTATGAAGTGTGTGATGCTTAATTCCGTTGGGTCCGATTCCTTAATTTCACTCTGGTATATTTTGTGCTCAATAGGGTTCATGGCATTCTCCTTTTGCGGCGATTCTTAATGCCGGCTGGAATGGCTTTGAAAGTTTTGCTTGTTTTTTTATGTTTTCCTCGCTCCACAAAGGCTGAAGATTGCTCAATGCCCAACAACGCTCAAAATCTATATCCTCGGGTTTTTCAAAATTAAAAACCGCTACCGGAACGCGATGATCCAGATGCCATTTGCCATAATTACTCCAACACATTCCTTTTTTGAATTGCCGTTCAAGATGACCCGCCAAATCCGACAAGGTATATCCAACAAGAGTTTCCCAATGGATACCTTTTTTGCGTCCCTGCAATGCGGCGTTGATTCCCGAACTTATTGAATGAGAAAGTCTGTATTTCGGGTCCGATGCCCTTTTTTCATTGTATCTCTTTACCTGGGCCAAATATTTCTCGCGGTTGTTTTCGATCCACCTGAGCTTTCTTTCTCTTCCGCGCTCGGATTGATTGTATTCCTTAGCCTTCGCCCTCATTTGATCTATATTTCTCTCATAATAATCATGATATCTTTTCCTGTTCTCTTCGGGATGATTCTCGGCCCACCTCTTGCAATAAGACCTTACCTTTTCATGATTTTTGGCTCGCCACAACTTTGGCATTTCTGGATTTTTCGCTTTCCATTTCTTTGTGCATTCCCTTCTCATCCTCAGGTACTTTTCCTTATCAATTTTCTCCCTTTCTTTTTGTTGATTCGAAAAGCACTTTTTGCATCTGTTGTCAAGGCCATCATAGACTATTGAGCTTTTGAAAAACCCTGTTATCGGCACCCACTCTTCGCAATATTTGCAGAACTTATGCTCAACCCCATCTACAAACCTATGTTCGGTAGGCCAATCTCTTCTTGCAAGCCTGACCGCGCTCATATTCTTCTTTGCTTCCTCGGAGAAATGTTTACCCCTCATGCGTTCGCCGTTATTCATGTGCGGTCGGTAGCATTCAAAGCAACAGTATTTCCCGGAACCATTCAAAACCTGGGACTTGAAAACAGACATCTCCTTACCGCAATTTAGACAGTGTCTAATCATCCCTCGTCGAACTCCTTTACCTCTGCCGCGAAAACCTTGCGTTCGATTTTCATTTCGTTTCCCCCTGGTTTGGGTTGTATATTTGTAAGGCTAATAGTTTACTCCCCCGCCCTTTATATGCACTCCGCTTACAGGCGTAATGGGGGTTGTTCCCCCTGCGATTGAGAATGAAGTTGTGGCCGAACTGGTATCTTTGTTGTTTGACCCATCCATACACCGACTATAATAAACGTAAGAACTTCCGCAAGACCCCGTTAAGGCTTGCGTGTGGGTTGTGCCGCCCGTAGACGAATAGGTATACGCCATTGAATCATAAGAAACATCGGAGGTGGAATACTTACAAGTGGCCGCCTCATCCGTAGTCAGTTCCAGGGTAATCGGTATGGCATTGCTGGCCTGATAATTATACACCTTAACGTACTCGATCTCGTTTGAATCAGTTGTGTCTACGGTTTTTGTGCTTGTCCACCGAATGAATGTATAGCCTGTGGCATTGGTGTTTGTATTTAATCCGCTATAATTGCTCGCATCAGTCCCGTGAGGACTCATTGTGAAATAATACTGGGTTCCTGATGAAATCTGGGGGTAGTTTGAGGTCCATGTAAAATCAACAGCAGTCCCAGTTCCCCATGCACACGAACTACCAGTACAAGAGACGGTTGCGCTTCCATTCGTTATCGGATTCGCAGGCAACGTGGTCCCTCCGGACCCGTCCCATATCTCAGTGTAGAATGTTTTTCCGTCAAGACTGCCACCCAAAAGTCTAGGTTGCCACGTCACTTTACAGATAGAAAGATCATTTGTTGGAGTGTAAGCAAACCCAAGATATCGTCTTGCATCTGTATCACCCATGTTCCGCCAGTCATTGATTCCGGTTGAGTGATCTATGAACGGAGTTTCTAAACATCCTGTTGAACAAGTTTGCTGTCCAGAGGGAAGAGGATTCGACATCACAGGAGGGTCTGTGTCTGGTTCGCCTGCCCCATACTGATACGCCCCGATGTCCCAGGCCCCTGACGCGGGACGGGCAACACCATCCTTGTCCATACATAGGGCGGGTTCGCTCAGGCTCGTGCATAGAGAAGTTAGATTTACTCCCGTTCCCCTGGCTACCGTATCGCTTGCAGAGAGCCTAAATCCAGTATTCGTTAGCGAATATGGTCCAGTGTAAGCAGTCGGAGAGAATGCGGGCAAACTGTGAGAGATTGTTGCAGGTTGATACCAACAGCTCTCTCCTCCTACGGCTACCTCATTTGTTCCCCACGATCCAGGAAACGTTACGTTGTATCCAGTTATTACACCCGTTGTAACGCATCCCGCTGCCCAACACCCAACGTTTTCTGCCGTTGCATTCACCATGATGTTATTCTGAAATCTATAAGCGTTTAATGTTACCCCAGTTGCACAATCCACTCCTTGTCCAACGATATACCCTGAACAATCAGCAAACGTATTATTGACAATCAATACATCTGTAATCAGAGTTGGATTACCACTGTTAAAACCAATCTGTAAAGGCTGAGTCCCACGCTGATAACTGTATTGGATAACATTATTGTAAATACGCAGAAAACCATCATCGTACTGTTCGTACCTATCAACAGACATAGCCGAATTAGCTCCATCGGCCATGTAATTATTGTAAACCTTAATATTTCTACCGCCATACTGAATTAGGTCTTGATGTTGCCACCAATTGCCAGAACCTGGGGGACAATCGGCTATGAGGCACCCCGATATGCCGTTCCATCCGTAGGTTTTGCTATTATCAGTATCAGATACCGCATAAATCGTATTGTTATAGAATGTTAATCCGTGACCGACTTGAATACCGTCAGGTCCATCCCAATCGGCTCCCGTTGTATGGTTGACACTGATTGTAGAATTGTGGATACTGACAACATCGTATCTGGGGGCAATACCTGCTGCAACGCAATAGATGGCCGTTTGTGATCTAATGTCAGTAATGGAGCAATTGTTCACTTCGAGCGCAAAATATGGTGAGCCTGGATCACTGTTACTGGTGTAATATATCCCTGTGTCGGATGTGGAAATCGTCACTCCTTTTATAGTGATACCGACGCCTCCTGCTGAATGGATGGCAATATTCCCGTAGCTACTATCGTAGGGCCCGATAAGTTTTACGTTCTGAATGGTAATGTGTCTTGCTCCACCGTACTCACCGTCGATAGTTATCCAGTTGTGTCCGTTGAGTCGAATTGCTTGATTGTATCCTCCTGCCCCATTTAGAACGCGATTTCCCCCCATCTCAATGATGGCAGTACCGTTGTGGCCTGAATCTTGACCAATTCTAATGATTATCCGGTTTGCATCACTGGTTCCCCCTGCATCTACACTTAACCATTGATCTCTATCGACAATGTAGGTCTTTGAAGTTGTTCCACCTGAAATGAACAAGGTGTCTCCTGCTTTAACCCCGGAACTTCCCCAAACAATATGTTCAGGGTGATGCCACGCATTGGTCCATGAAGTCCCATTGTTTGAACCAGTAGCGGCATTGTCGAGATACCAGGAGGTAGCAAGGACCGTTTGAGGAATGAAAATGATTGCAAGAAGGAAAAGAAGTGTCTTTCTCATATTACCTCATGGGTAAGTCGGATAACCTGTAATGTCAGTTGTAGAAACCCTGATACGGTCAAAGAAACCACCGAGCAGAATCATTTTCGCTGCGGTGTTGGCATTCGTTGTAGCCAGTGTATATGCTGCTGGTTTAGTGGTGGTGATACTAACATAGATCTTTATGTATCCACTGGCCCCGTTTTTATACTCTCCCCAAATATAGTATTTAGTACTGGAAGCACAGGTGAATCCAGTACTATGGCTACCGGCTACGGCATCCCAAACTCCGAAAGTGCCTGCATATAATTCTGACAAAGTGAAAACAAAACTATCAGATGCATCCTTGATCTGGAAAATATCTTGATCATTGGGAGTACCCATAAACTCAAAGAACCAAAAGAAATTACTCTGCGCTGGACTTATTGAACCTGTTACACTCCCATCAGTGCAATCTAAGGAATAACTTCCTTCTAGCAATCCACCTCCATTGTGCTTAAAAAGTGGGCTCCCCGATGTGGTCCATTTAGCTGCTGGTAAATTACAATTTATAAACGTAACATCGCCCGTGTAACAGGTGCTTGCTCCCTCTAAATCTTCGGAGATCATAAAGGTCTGACCCGCTGCCGCCGGAGCCCCCCCTCCTATCATCATGATACCGGCCCCTATGGACTCAGGGACTTCAATGACGGCACCCAGACTTAACTGGCACAAACCGACCATTAAGAATATAAGGAACAGAGATTTCAGTTTCATGTCTCACCTCACGGAATGTTTAGAATGATGGTGTTCGGGCCTTCCGGTAATTCGATGATCACTGGATCTCTAGGCATCGTCCACCGAATATGATCCGAGTCTCCAGAGTAAGACTTTGGCGTTCCCGCGTAGACATTCACAAAGAACTCGTACCGGGTCCCCTTTACCAGAGTAGTCGGGATTGTCCATTGAACCACATTGCCTACGTCTACAACCGTGTAGGTGGTGGCCGCAAGGGTCTTGTAGCTGACCTGATACCCTGCCGCCCCTGTGGATGCTGTCCACTGAAGACTTGCGGCATACACCTGTCCGACGAATAGTAACGACAGAATAAAGATGATCCCGAGTAGTTTTTTCATTCCGGTTCTCCTTTCATTTGTCAATAGCTTATTCTCGCGTCCTTTGAGTGTACCCCGCTGAGCCGGTATATTGGTAGACTGCTAACTTGCAGGCCGTGGCTGTCCCGGTAGTACCATATACCAGCACAAGTACCTCCTCCCGCCACCACCTTCCACGGGAGGTTCGCGGCCCCCGCCTCGAATATGCCGAGCCCTAGAATGCCACAGGCGATGATGACCGGGGTTACCCATGCGAATATCAGGAATCTTTTCATGCGGCAACGCCCTCCCTTTATTCCAACTCTAAAGATGTCAGTTGTTTCACTGCGCCCAGGTCCCACTTTTGCCGCCACTTCTCCAGTTTCCGGCCCCGTCGGAGGAGATAAGACAGATGAAATCCCCGCTTGTCGCGGAAGTGTTCTGGATCGCGTTTCCGGCGGCAAGGGTCGTCCCCGAAAGAGATATTTTCTCCGCGCCATAGGGATCAATCCACGACGTGGCCCCCGTTAGGGCCTCGAAGCAGATCGCGTATCCGGTAACATTGGCGGTCGGGAGGTTCGCCACTCCCGCCCCAGTGAAGTACATCCATGACCCGCTCACCTGTATGGCTGTCAAGTCATTTGCTCCGCCTTTGCTCGTCAGGATCGGAAGTCTGCCGCCGATCGTTCCATAGACGGTGAGGGAGGAGGCGTTCATCGCGCCCAGGCTGGCGGTGGCTCCGTTGACGGCCCCCGTGGAGATGACGTTCGTCGCGTTTACAGTCCCGGTGCTTACCGAGCCCGAGTTCACCGCCCCCGTTATAAGAGCGGATGTCCCGTTTATAGCCCCCGTGCTCAGGTTGAGAGTATTCACCGCCCCAGAAGCATTGATTGCCCCCGTACTCACTGAGGCGGAATTCATTGATCCAGCTATAGTCGCGTTGCCGCCCGCATAGATGCTCTTCGAGAATATCGTGTTGCCCCCGCTCTCCATCTTTATGTTCGACCCGCCGATGTCCACTAGCTTAGCTATGGTCAGATTCCCGCCTGCATCGGTAAATTTCACATTTGAGGCCCCGAAGTTCATGATCGGAGAGGTGATATTCGCCGTGGCGATCGAGGTAAAGTTACCTATCCCTATTCCTGCTGTGGCCCCGTTGAACCCGCCGGAGGAGATGAACTGGGCCGCATTGATCGTTCCCCCGCTGTTGACACCTCCGAATGTCCCCGTCCCCGTGATGTTGGCCGATCCCGAAGCGATCAGATTCACTCCATTTATGGATGCAGACGAGTTGATCCCGCCGGATGCTGTCAGCGTCGTGGCATTAATTGAGCCGGAGACGTTGATCGTCTGGAAGTTGGCAGCCCCGCCGTTGATGGAACCGGAGGAGTGGATCGTGGCACCGTTCACGGCCCCTGAAGAGACAAGGCTAGCCGCGTTGACCGAGCCGGTCGTGTTGAACCCCCCCGCCGTGACCGTACTCCCTGCGTTCACCGCCCCGGCTGTCAGGAGATTGGGCGCATTGATGGCAGCGGTCGAGTTGATCCCTGCCACCGTGAGTAGGCCTCCCAGGTTCGCAGCCCCGGACGTGAAGATGTTTACCGCATTCACAGCGGCCCCGGAGTTGATCGAGCCCGAGGCGATTATTGTCGCCCCGTTTATTGCACCCGTGACGACGATGTTCGTGGACCCCGCTATCGTGGAGAAGTTCCCGGTCCCGGACGTGATCGTCGTGGCATTGAGCGCCCCATAGTTGCCAGCCGCAATCGCAGCCGTGCTGGCATTTACCGCCCCTGCCCCGAGGTTTGTAAAATTCGCCGCCGCAGCCGTCGCGCTTCCGATGGCCGGGGGGGCGGCCCACGTGGCCCCGATAAGAGTCGTGGCGTTTACCGCTCCGTCGAGATGCGGGATAAACGTATTCCCCGCAGCCAGCATATAAATGTTACCCGCGCCCACTGCCATAGCCGTGAAGTTAGCCGCCGCAGGAGAAGTGGCCCCGATCGTGGTCGGAGAGGTCCAGGTATAGCCGAGGAGCTTCGAGGCATTGACTGCCCCGTCGAGATTGGGTATGAGTACATTACCAGCCGCAAGCATCTGGATGTTGTTGGCCCCGACATTGATTGTGGTCAGGTTTGCGGCCCCCGGACTCGTCGCACCCAGGGAGGAAAATCTCTTAACTGTGAGGTTGCCTCCGCTATCCATCGAGATGTTGCCAGCGCCCACGGCGATGCTGGAAAAGTTCCCCGCCCCATTGAACGTCGCTATGGGGTTCACGGTCCCGTCGGAGTCTACCGTCGGCACGCCACCCACGAAAAGGTATCTGTAGTTCCCGGCGCTGCCCGTATACGTTGTGTTATTTTTGATGCTGACGTAATACGACCCGTCAGACCCGGCGCAGATGATGTCGTCTCCGTTTATTTTGTAGCAAGCTGCAGAAGGAATGTTGACCCCACCATCGCTTTCAACCCTTGCCGCCGATCCCTGCAGTGTGTATCCACCCGTCCCATTGGCCACGGGTATGGCCCTATCAAGCGTGCCGACAGTGCCGCCGATATTTCCCGCGCCCACGAGGTGCAGGATCGTGACGTTGCCCCCAGGCTCCATAATCAAATTACCCGCCCCGATATTCACAAGGGCTGATGTGATATTACCGGATGCATTGAGGTGAGCCATGTTCGCGCTGCCGCTGAGCTTGAAGTTGACGGCCCCGATCTCCTTCGCGACCTTCAGGTTCCCGGAGGCGTCCATATAGACGTTGGAACCGCCTATGTTTATCAGTTTTGCGATGGTGACATTCCCGCCCCCGTCCGTGGTCACGTTGCCGGAGCCGAGATTGTAGTTTGCCGCCGCGACGTAGGGAGCGTTTATAGCCCCGGTAGAGTTAAGTCCTGCGGAAGTCAGAAGCCCCCCTACATTGGCGGCTCCGGAAGAGATAAGACTTACTCCGTTGATCGCTGCTCCGGAATTGATCCCTGCCGAGGCCGTGAGGGTAGTCGCGTTTACCGCTGCGGTGGAGTTCACGCCCGCCACCGACAGAAGACCGCCAATGTTCGAGGCACCGGAGGAGAGAAGGTTGACGGCATTGACTGCAGATGTCGAATTGATCGCCCCGGAAGTGATATTACCGACATTCGCCGACCCCTGGACGACGACTCTGAGAACGTTCATCGAGCCAGTGGAGTTGAACGTCCCCGTTACCGTGATATTCGTCGCGGAGATATTTGTGGCATTCTGTGAACCCACGTTCGATGTGGATGAGTTCATCGCCCCGGAGTAGGCGTAGAGATTCGTGCCATTGATTGCGCCAAGGGCGTTCAGAGCCCCGACGGTGGCGGTGCCGGAGATGTTCGCCGAGCCGGAGCCAAAAATATTCGTGGCGTTCACGGCTCCCGTAGAGTTCAGGCCAGCCGCCGTCAGGAGGCCTCCGACATTGGCCGCGCCAGATGTAATAAGGACGTTGGTATTGATGGCAGCGGTCGAGTTGAGCCCCGCAGCCGTGAGAAGCCCCGCGATGTTGGCCGCCCCAGAGGTCGTCAGCGTGCTGGTATTTATTGCAGCGGTGGAATTCACTCCCGCAACCGTCAATAAGCCCCCTATATTGGCCGCACCCGAGGAGTAGAGGTTCACGCCGTTTATCGCGGAAGTGGAATTGATCGCGCCCGAACTCACATTGGCGAAGTTAGCAGCGCCGGACGAGGTCACCGTCTGGAAATTGGCAGCGCCTCCATTCACCGATCCCGCCGAGTACAAAGTCGCGCCGTTGATCGCACCTGTCGCTGTCAGGCTTGCGCCGTTGATCGCCGAGGTTGAATTGATCGCCCCAGAAGTGATGTTCGAGAAATTGCCAGATCCAACCGAGGTGACGGTCTGGAAGTTCCCCGCCCCGTAGTTGCCGCGCGCCAAATTTACTGCGCCAGTGATCGTGGCATTTACACCAGAAATCGAAATAAAATTACCAGTCCCGAATTGAGCTGCCCCCATATTGGCGCTGCCGGAGATAACCATGTTCCCCGCACTCAGGATGCTGTAATTGCCGGTTCCTATATTAGACGTTACCGCATTGACTGCTCCGCTGCTGTAGATGTTGGTCCCGTTTATAGCCGCACTTGAGTTGATCGCTCCCACCGAAAGCAGGCCTGTGATGTTGGCGGAGGCGCTACCGAGGGTCTGCGCGTTGGCCGCGCCGAAGTTGCCGCTGCTCGCGTTGATCGCCCCGGCTCCCAGGTTCGTGAAGTTCCCCACACCCTCAGTAGTTGTTCCTATTGGTCCCGGAGAGGCCCAGGTGCTCCCGAGAAGATGCGTCGCGTTTATGGTACCGGTCCCGCCATAGCCGAGGTTCGCCCCGGAGCTGACCGTCATCGCGGCGCTTATGTTAACCCCGTTCGCTATGGCATCAAAGGTTGGCGTGCCGCCCGTGGAGTCGTCGCTGCAGATCCAGACGCCGTTTGTCACCTTCGGGATCTTACCGTTCGCACACTGCAAACCGTTGACTCCGCCAGCGGAGTTGTTCATCATGAGCAGGCCGTTCAACCCGCTGTTGGAGGAGATCGAGCTAACATTGAGGGCGCCTATGTTCGCGGTGGCCCCGTTGAGGGCTCCCGAGGCCGTGACGTCCGTGCCATTGATCGCGCCCGACTTGACGGACGTGAAGTTGCCAACGCCTATGTTCGAGGTCGCCGTGTTGACCGCACCCGAGGAGTAGAGGTTGGCCGCATTCAGAGTGCCCGTAGAATTGATGCTCCCCGCCGTCACACTCCCGAAGTTAGCAGCGCCTGTTGAGGTCACTGTCTGGAAATTACCCGCCCCGATATTTGAACTGACCGCATTGACCGCGCCAGAGGTAAATAGGTTCGTACCGTTTATCGCGCCGGTCGAGTTCATCCCCGCCGTGTTTATGAAGGTGAAATTCCCGCTCCCGATGTTAGCCGTGGAAGAGTTGACCGCGCCGGAGTAGGCCAGGAGATTCACCGCGTTCACGTTCGCGGTCGAGTTTATAGTCCCCGCCGTGACATTCAGGAAGTTTCCGGAGCTACTAGCATTCACGCTCTGGAAATTGGCCGCGCCCCCGTTGACGGAGCCAGCAGAATAGAGCGTGGCCCCGTTTACCGCACCTGAGGAGGTTAAGCTAGGGGCATTCACCGCAGCCGTAGAGTTTATGCCCGCCACTGTCAGGAGTCCAGAGAGGTTCGACGCTCCCGACGAATATAGGTGCGTTGCATTAATGGCCGAGGTGGAGTTAATAGCCCCGGATGTGACATTGCCGAAGTTGCCGGAGCCGGATACCGTGACCGTCGTGTAGTTGCCCGCCCCGATATTTGATGTGGCTCCGTTCACCGCTCCAGACGCGGTTATGTTGACGCTGTTCAGAGAGCCTAGCAATATGAGGGTGGAGATCCCCCCGACCGGCCCCGACTGTATGGTCGAGAAATTCCCGGACCCTATTGAGGTCGAGCCGAAGTTCCCGGAGGTGAAATTCCCAGCCCCTATGTTCGCATTGGTCGAGTTCACGGTCCCGGCGAGTACAGACGTGAAGTTACCTGAGCCTATCCCCGCCGTGGAGCTATTCATGGAGCCGGATATTATGGACGTGAAATTTCCGGCCCCGATCCCCGCCGTGGATGAGTTCATTGAGCCCGAGACTATGGAGGTCGCATTTAACGCGCCCGCCCCGAGGTTGGTGAAGTTCCCCGCCGCAGGGGTCGTCTGCCCAATCACTCCCGGGGACACCCAGGTCTTGCCGAGGAGGGTGGTCGCGTTCACCCCCGCGTATGTCGTGGCGTTGATCGTCCCTATGCTGGCCGTGGCCGCATTGACGGCTCCGGAAACAATAACGTTGACCGCAGAAATAGATGTGTAGTTGCCCGCCCCGATGCTGGACGACGGCGCATTGACGCTCGCCGAAGAGACGACCCCGACCGCATTGATGGCTCCGCCGCTCGTTATCTGCGCGAGAGAGGACTGGATCGTCGCCCCGCCAACCCCGTTGGCGATTATGATCGCCCTGTCCGTGCTTCCGCTCGTCCCGCCTATGGTCCCGCCCCCGGACGCGCTTATCGCGGACCTGACCGCATACTCGCTCGGGATGCTATTGGTAGATCCCGGGTTGCCTAACGTGTCTACCTTGTTGTAGGCACCCAAGGCTGTGCCATTCAGGTTGTACTGGATGTCGTTCGCGCTACCCGCCGGAGTCGCCCCGCCTCCGATCAGCGCTGAGTCGATGAATATCTTCGTCCTGCCCGTGGGCGTGTCGTATATCATATATCCGACTTCCCCTGCCGTTGCGGTCATGATCCTTGTGACGCCGCGCTTCACGTCGTAGTCGGCCCACCCGAATTCTGAGATCGAGGCCAGCATGATTCTGGTACCCTCTATCCTGCCGACCGGCACGGGATTGTTGTGGGCGTAGATGACGTTCCTATCCACGGTCCCGTAGTCGGTCATCTCCGCTAGCCCGGTCGAGGCAACTACTAGGGTGAAAAAAAGGACGATCAGGAGTCTGATGGCTTTCATCTGCTCTTTCCTCCAACAAAAAACCCCGGTCTCTTTTAGGAACGCCGCGGTTCGGGGAATAGAAAAATAGATTTTAGATTTTTAGTTTACTCTCCCTCTTTTTCTACAAAGATCTGTGTACAACGGCACTGCACATTTTCCTCTGCAAGCTCACCGTTTCCAGGGCAAAGCATATGATCGGCACCGACCTCGAAATCTTCGTCAATACCGATGGGGTTGGCATTGTATTTTAAATCCGCGGCCTGATGCGTCGGCCTGCAATGATCGTCCCTTGCACTGAGCCAGGCCTTTAAAAGTGTATCTTCTAGCCCCGATTGCTTCACGGATTCCAGATCTGCAAACGAAAAAGACGCACAAGTTTCTGTACGTGCAAGCAAGGGCGCCCGGTATTTGTCCCAACTCTCGAATTTATCCGAAATAGTGCTGGCTATTGTGGTCACCGGATCTTCGTTAGCAAATCCTTCTTTGAGTATTTTTTCTATCTCGTCAAAGGTAGTCCCGGCCACAGCCTTGGAAAACATCCGCATTCTATTGCCAAGCCACTTGGTGATCCTCTCCGCGCTCTCGTCGAACGTAGCCGCAAGCTTGTACGACTCCAGGAGGTCCTTTATCCTGCGCCTGCCCACATCGGCGATAATCGATTTCACCACCGGCGTGATGAGAGATTCAAGCTTCTTCTCCTCTACGCCTCTGGTGATGTTTATGTCTCGAATCGCCTTGCTCTCTTTCAGCGCCTTCTCCACCTTCGCCCGGGACCATCCGCTGAACTGGCCGTACACTTTGTTGGCGTTTCTGTGAAGGCGGTTTATGACCTCCGTCCTCAGGGCCTTGAAGTAGTGCTTCATCGGGCGCTCAATCATGCCCTGGTAGGAGTCGAGCGTGCGCATGAACATCTTCCAGTAAAGGTCCTTCTTCCTCTCGGTCCAGAAGTCGCGGGTTAAGCGTTTACTCTCAATAGATTTCCCCGTGGCCTCCGGAGCTGGGAGCGCGGGTTCGGGTTTCTCCCCCATCTGCATCACGCTGAAGGGGATCCAGGGCTTCTCCCCCCACTCGACTGGCTCTTCCCCGTCTTTCGCGCGTTCCTGATTGATTGAGGAGTAGAAATTGCGGAGATTCGAGTCCCGCTCCTTCATCCTGAACTCGCGGTCGTCGAAGTCGGGCAACTCCATGTCGAGGCTCAGCCCCTCGTCGTAGTCGGTGAGGAAGAAGGTCTCCAGGACCTCCTCGATCAGCATCGTCTTGGGCTGGATGCACTCCCGGACGAAGGTCACGTCCATGACCTCCGCCGTATTCCCATGAATACCAATCTTCCCATTACGACGCGTAATAAATAGATGATGTGGCACATTGAAACAATAAACTGGACCTTCATAGTCAATTTCATATATGCTGGAAGGTGTACGGGTAAGCCTCTTTGGCGTAAGAGTATGTTCTTTGCGATTGCTTATTACCAAACGATAGACTTTTCGACGATTCGGGCGATTATCCCTACTTATTATTAGACCAACACAATATCCAAGTTTGAATGATAACTCTTGCACATCATTAGCGAGCTTCTTTGATGTAGTATAATAGCTGCCAGAATTGCGGTTCTTGCGCATATCCCATGATCCATCGCCCAACATTAAGGCATCAAATAATATACGCAATTGCCGCTGAGATAAGTTCATGAGTTCACGAGGAATCCTTTTATCAAAACAATATCCCCCAACGTTATCCATAAGGTATTGGCATAGGGACTTGCCATAAACATTCCAGCGTGTCATGCCGTCTTTTTGAATAGGATAACGTTTCCAGTGAAAAGGAAGTGCCTTTAGACATGCCTCGATTTTCTCAGCTTTAATCTGATCTTTTTGTGAAAGAGTCAGGAGATAAGGTTTTGTCGAATGCGAAAGTCCACCTTCACTCAAATAATAGCCCATGAATTCAAGCCAAGTATCCATTTTAATCTCTATATCATTTGGTATTATAGCCTTGGCTCGCTCTCTTCCTCCGTAGTTAACACATGCCTGAAATTTCATTTTTGCATTACGTTCCGCTAGTTTGGAAGCGTGAATTTTCCTGAATCCTCCCGTATGCATTAACGTTCTTGCCCAGATGTCGTGATCGGGCGTAACGAGACTGTCACATGTCCTGGTCTTAAAATGAATCATTTTACCCGCATAAGGATAAACATGCTTCGAAATTGGTTTGTGATATTCGAGATAATTATTCTCAGGATTAAATGTGGCTATCTTTTCATCCGGCCCAATTTCGCTATAAAGTTTCCATCCATTTTCAGTCAACGTTTCAGTGTCAGCAGAATAGCAAGCGCGGTTCTGGTTCTCCTGCAACCCGATTTTGGATTCGCTGAGGTCGAAGGCGGTAATCAGCTTTTCCCGGGCAAACTTTGCCACCCGATCGATCATGGCGTCCCTGGCGGTCGTCCCGGCCATGCCCTCGAACTTTAGACCGGAGTGTCCGACAAGAACTCCGCCCGCCCGGTTTACCCCCTCATATTGCTCCGAGAACTGCTCCTTGAACTCGTTCACCTGCTCCGGACCCCACACCTGATCCGTGTTGAGTATGATGCCGGGGAAGGCGCCGTTCTTGAACAGTGCCCGCTGCTGCTGGGAAAGGAAGAGGTCTATATCGTACGGGTAGGTCTGCGCCATAAGGGGACTCATTCCCTCAAACGGGGAAGCCGGATGCGGGTATTTAAAGAGGCAAATGTCTTTCGGATCGAACCTTTGCTTGATGTTACCATCCTGATAGTCCCAGTACTGCAGTTCCATGGTAGGGGAAACCTTCGGCTTGAGAAGCGCGAATTGGGTCAGCGGCAATGGCCACAACTGCCTTGTCACGCCGAGTTTGTCCCTAAGTTTCAGCCACCCACAGAGCCCCCCGAGCTCAAGCCTGACCATGGTCTCATACCAGATGGAGAACTGGGTCATCATGGCGTTGGGCCGCTTCATCAACTCCAGGAAGGGATGTTCAGTCACCTCCACTCTTTCGAGGTTCATTTCCTTGAGGAAGTATTTCTTCTCGGCGGGGCTCCGGGGCTTGCCCGCAGCTTTGAATTTATACGAGGAAAGCCAGGTCAGGTCTACCATCTTCTTCCCGGCGCGGCGGTAAATGTAGAGCTTTTTCGGGACCATGGCTACGGCCTTACTGACCTTGTCAATACAGGTATAACACCAGCTTTTGTAGGCATTCACCAGGGCATAGTATGGCCACTGCGGAGTTATCGCCTGGTGTGCGGTGTAATAAGAGGAGATAAGAGGGCCGGATACGGTCACATTCGGTCTGGCCGTCTGGGCCTTGCCTGATATCGCGGGTGGATTCCTCAGACGGTCAAGAGTGCCAGAGGCCAGGTTCATTTCACCATCCTCAATTTCGCATCTCGCTCAAAATGCTTTGCCAGGAAATCACTCAGGCCCTGTATGTCCGGGAAGACGTGTACGTCCTCCTCGATTTTCGTGAGGCCTGTTATCGTCTGAGGATTCACTATGAACCCGTTCGATACCTGCTCGATCAGAAGCGACTCACCTTTTTTTAGCATCGGTCTCATCCTATTTTATAGAATTGAGGCAGCATTTCTTGAATTTAATCGGCTTCCCATTTTCGTCTTTTCTCCCGCATGGGCACGGCTCATTTCTGCCAACCTTGGGAGGCCTGCGGGACATCTGTTTTTCGGTAGGCGCTGCTTCCATGGGACGGTAGAATCTCGCGTCCCCCTTGAGGGAATCAAATCTCCGTGCGAAAAGATCCTCGACCGTCATCGTATTGCCCTTGAAGATTTCCTTCAGTTGGGACACCGTATGAATCTCGCCCGTCCTTGTGTCCATTCCCCCCTCCGAAAACAAAAAGCCCCCCGATTTGGGAGGCTTAATTTACGGGCCGGAGGGCAACCGCCGCCGCTCTAAATCCCGGCCCGTCAGGTATTGCCCCAGCCACTTCAGTTGCGGGCAGGCTGGCTCCCCAAAATAAAAAGGCCCGATCAAGTTTCCCCAACCGGGCCTATCTCATGGGCTTCTCGCCCCCTTATCGTTTGCTGCGGAGGCCAGGGTTAGCGTCTCAGGCCTCCCTTCGACATTTTTTCCGTTCAATGCCTCTTTGGCTGGAAAAAATCAGAATCAACCCGGAGACATCAGCTTAGTCTTGCTATCCCACTTTCCCTGTCGCCCATCTCCGGGGCCATTCACGCGTTTCCAGGCTAAGATCTCAAAAGAACCTATTTCATGGTCTTTCTCTCCGATCTTATGGGACCTGTTTCTTTGTAGCTCTATCGCGCGGGCCTAAAGTTTAGTGAACAGTAATTGCGCAAAGCGCGGTTAGAAAGTTTATTAGCATAGTCAAAACCGTTTGTCAAGCTTTTTCTTTCGGGAAATGCAGGAGAGTACGACCGAGTTGACTTTTATAACCATAAAGAATCAATCTTTTAGTCTCATGATCCGTAAGGTTATCTTCAAGCCACTGCTCGAATTCATATCATGCTCGCAAGGACTTCTTACCGGTCTGACTTTCGAATTCGTTCTCTTTCTTCTCCATAAAAGACATCCACCATTCAAATTCTTGATGAAGATCCGGCCTGCAATCCTTGCAGAATCCCATGATCAGAAATCCCTTGTCCTCTTTACACCGGAAACATGGTATCATTTAGTTTCCCTCTTAATAATCACTTCCCCCTTCTCCTTGTTATGAAGGAAAACATAATCTGCCACCTCGTTCACCCACGGCCTCCCCTGCCTGAACTCCCTGTATCTCGGCATCATTTCGACCAGCGTTCCCCCCATGATCTCAGGGATGACGGCCATGTACTGCGGCGCGTAGACTGAGACGCAGTCTTTTCCGAACGGGTCGACCAAGATCTTCTGCCCAAGAGGCAACGCCATGAAGAACCTGAGCGACTTCTCCGAGATCCCGAACGGGCTCCTCTTCACCCACTCCACGGGGGGGCGGGATGTCAGCATCCGCTTGGCCATGGAGAGGTATTCTTTGCCGATGGAGGGGAGGAAGAAGATAAGGACCAAGATTGCGAGCTTAAGAGATTTCATAAATACCTTTCACTTTTGTAATTGACTATCTGTCTTCCAGTACGACCGATGCTCTCGATGAAGTGCTTTTAAGTCCAGTCTTGTCTTTTGTATAGTCCCTGCATTTTCAGATTCTCGGCACATAAAAAGCCCTTGCCAACAGGAAGCTGTAAGACATTTGTCACAGACCGTTATTAGTTGTTCCCAATAATCTTCCATCTGATCCTCCTTGCAAACGGCACCGCCATCAATATCGGCGCTATCAGCGAGAACTGCCTTGCCCCCGGCACCCCGAGCGCCCACCACCCCCCGAACATCAGACCTGCCCCGATGACGAGCAGGGGGCCGTATTTCATCTTCGCCATGCACCAGATCCCCGACCCGATGATCACATAGGAGAACAGATAGAGCATCCTCGGCGCGGTGAACAGGATCTCACTGTACGTTAGGACGATCATCATCATCTGCCCGAAGAACCACATCAGGGACATGAACCAGAGCAGAACGTAGAAGGTGCAGAGCATACGGTCCTCCCTGTCCCCGAAGATCGACAGGACCGGGACGAGCAGGACGGAAAGGATAAGCCAGGGGTAGAAGTTCCAGGAGTTACGGCGGGTCTGGACAAGCTGCTCATAGGGCACCGTCTCCTCCCGGCTCAGTCCGTAGGTCAGCCTTACGTCGTTCGCGAAATGGAACGGCTCCTGAACATCGAACATTCCCCGCACCGCGTAGGCTAAGGCCGCGACCTTAAACCCCATTTCATCCGAATGGTTGCGCACCGGAGAGGCAATGTAAAAGAACGCCGAGACAAGACAGAAGATGCACGCGACCATAACTAGCCCGTTGCGCATCTTTCCGGATTTATGCAACAAAAGTGCCAGGCAGAAGACACCCAAGTATATCCCGACCTGGAAGAACTCCCTCGCGTGCCACATGAAGGTTGCCACGAGGGTGCCGGCCAGAATGGCCAGGTGCCTCCATCTCGGCTCCCTCAGGCAGAGCAGGACCAACCCTACGTCGAGAGAGATCAGGATCTCCATTCCAGAATCCGAATGGTGGGTCGTGCCCATGAAGGAGAAGATGCCTCTCAGCGGGTCGTTCTGCGTTATCCAGCCCAGGTTCGAGGGGGGTAGGAGCACGAACCAGCCCAGGCACATCGCCAGGATCGACCAGAATACCACCTCCGATCTCTCCCTGTCTTTGAAGATCATCTTCACCATGAAAAACATGGAAGAGAGCCCCAGGAAAGGGACCACAAACCGGCAACGGCTGAATAGGAATAGAGGATCCACTCTGCAGACCGTGGCCCACCCCGCGATCAGGAACTCCCATAGGTGGATTAGATTAGCCGGGGGCTGCCCGGGGATCACCGCAAGCCTAGACAGCTCCATCGGCATCGAGAAGTAGTACCGGATGTAGGTCATGTGCAGGATCTTCTCGCCGTCTATGCTTTCGATGCTCTCCCCCCAGCGGTAGGTCAAGAGGGAGAGGCCGGCCAGGACGATAAGAAATAGAATCGAGTTGAGATCCCATGAGGGAAGAGCCAGCCTTTGCCTTTTAAGGGTCAGGAGCGCGAGTCCAGCGATGCAGAAAGCCGAAATCAGGGCCAGCCACAGCCAAACGCCCTCATGGAAGAGGAAAGGAATCGGGATCAGCGAGATTTCAACCGCTAGGCTGGTCGCCAGAGACAGCGCGATCGTCTCCAAAATATGGTTCGCCCTGATTCTGAACACCTGATTCCAGATCAGACCTGGGAGAAGGAAAATGAAGATCGCCCCGAGAATGAATCGAAAGGGGGCCTCGGCTTCAAGATAGGTCATATTTTCACCATCTCTACTTATTCCATAAGCTTTGCCACGCCGCCATCAACGAAGCATGCGGGAACGGGATGAACGGGAAGAAGATCGGCTGGATCACGAAGCCCACGAACATGATCAGCATCATAACCCCCTTCTGCCAGAGTTTCGGGTTCTCGGTCCAGCCCAGAATCATCCGCTCGATCCTGTCGAATCGCATCAGGCGTGCCCGGCATTCTTTGTCACCGATTCCGGCTCCTCCACCCTTACCACGACCTGAAACTCCACGTTGTAAAGCGACTCCCCTGTGGGCTTCTTGTTTCCGGTGTCGACCACCTTGGTGAGTATCACCTTCAGAAACAGCCTGTTCCCGTCGGAGAGTTTGTACTCGCTGCCCCAGAATTCCCTCACTTCCCAAAAATCTACTACCTTCATCGCTTCCTCCTCTTCAAGACGACCCACTTCACCCAGAACTTGAACACTTCCCTCATGGACCTCACCACAAATCCCAGTCTCGTCCCCTTTGCCTTCCCCCGCCTCCTCGGCATGAACCCTATCGGCACCTCCTTGATCGTCTTCCCGGCCCAGTGGGACTTTATCAGCCCCTCCGGATTGACGAAGGACGTGGTCGCCTCATAGTCGATCGACTGAGCCCACTTCGTCGGGTAGAAGGTCACGTTCTGGAAGTCGTGGAGGGACACCCGGTAAAACAAGCGGATGAGCCAGTAATTCACGAGGGAGATTACGGCTTTTCCAATAGAATCAGAGCGCTTCAGGATATGTGCCACGTGGAACCCGCCTGGCCTCATCCCCTGGACGATGTCGTAAGTCTTCAAAAGCTCAAGGTACTCCCGGAGGTTAGAGATGTCATACGCCCAGTCGACCGTCTGCCAGAACAGGAACTCCTTCGAGGCCTTCTGGATCGCCTTTCGGCAGGACAAACCCACGTTCAGATTGCGCCCGTTGCGGAAATATTTCAGCCTCGAGTGCGGATGATCTCGGTTAAAATAATAGGCATACCGCGCCGTCTTGTCACAACTCCCGTCGTCGATCAGGATGATCTCGTAATCCCTCACCGACTCGTCCAACAGCCTTGAGGCCCTGGCCAAAAACTCCATAATCGAATCCTGCTCGTTGTATGCCCAGCAGAGCAGGGAGACGCTGCGGTCAAACTTTTTCAGTGCAGCTCCCTTTCCCCCGTCTTCGTGATGATCGGTATTGCCCTGCTCCATAGCTGCTTCTCCCACCATTTCCGGTTCTCCCGATACCAAAGGATCGTCTCCCTGAGGCCATCCTCCCAGTCTATCATCGGACACCAACCCAGAACTTCCCATATCTTCTTGCGGTCCCCGGTGTGGCGGAACACCTGCCCGGGCCTATCACCCACGAACGTTATCGCAGAATCCGAACCCATGAGTCTGATGACGTCCTGCGCGATCGAAAGGATGGACCGGTCCAAACCGAAGGCCACGTTGAAGACCTCTCCCGCAACCGCCTCCCTGTCCGCGTGCATCACAATATCTATAGCCGCGCAGGTGTCATGCACATGAACGTAGTCTCTTGACGCACTTCCGCGGCCGTGGATCCTCAGCGGCTCCCCGAGAATGCAACTCGTGATGAATCGGGGGATTGCTTTCTCAAGATGCTGGCTGGGACCGTACATATTGAATGGCCGAATGATTGTGATCGGCAGCTCGTAGGTTGTCCAGTATGAATAGACCAGCCTATCCGCCCCGCACTTGGCGGCCGCATAGGGGCTCATCGGCATGAGGGGGTGTTTCTCGTCCATCCGCTTTTCAAGCGCGGTGCCGTAGACTTCCGAGGTCGAAATGTGAATGAACTGCTCCACCGTTTCCCGGTGCTTCAGAACCGCATTGGCCACGATCTGCGTCCCCAGAACGTCGGTCTCGAAGAAGATCAGGTTGTCATAGATGGAGCGGGTTATATGAGTTTCTGCCGCAAGGTGCACGACAATGTCCGCCTGCGAGACAAGCGTGTCCACAAGCTCGGCGTTCCGCACGTTCCCGTACCAGAAGCAGATCCGGTCTTCGCGTTTGCACTGATCCACCCGATTGAGATCGACGGGCAGATTCTCGATCGCCCCCGCGTAGGTCAGGGCATCGAGGATGATGATCTTGTAGTCAGGATATTTCTGGTAGAGGTAACGAACGAAATTGCTCCCCACAAAGCCACATCCGCCGGTAATTAAAATGCTTTTCTTAGGCATCGGGTCCCCCTTTAAATACTCTCTTTTGGTAATAACATTTAGGGCTACAATATCGTCGAAATTATCTAATGACCATGGTTGATGAACTCTTACAAAATTCCCATAATCATTCCTTAATTTCACTTTTGCCCTCCCGTCAATATCTTCAGGCTCTCCGGCCCGCAATTGAAAAGTAGATCGATCACGGATAGATGAGAAACGAATTCTCCGTACAGTTGCGGATATACCGGGTGCTGGTAGTCCTGGAACTCGACCTTGATGCCGCGCTCGGAGAAAACTTTTTCGTTAATGTAGTTTATTCCGGCTGCGCCCTCATAGAAAACGTCTGCGGTGAAATAATGGCACAAATTAATAAGCCTCTCGATCCTGTCACCCTTTATTCCAAGGGTCAAAGATCCGATGCTTTCTACCTTCCAGATCCCCAGGAGCGAAGCCAAAGAAGATATAAACCATCGGTTCAGATCGTTCAGGCTTTCCCATTTGAGAGCATAAGCTTGCTCAAACAGAGAGATGTACTTTTTAAAAAATGGGGCTTTAGAATAGTTCTGTCTTATCGCCTCCAGATGCTTTTTCCTCCAATCTACCCCGTTGTTGATCTCGACCTCGTAGATCTTCTGCCCCTCCCTGCCCTTCGTCAGCACCGGCACCGTTAGCCATTGCGGCCCCTTCGCCGTCTTGATCCTGTTCCGGTTGCGCCAACCCTCCTTGTCGTACTGCACGTCGTCGAGGAGAACGAAGACATCGCTGCGCCACATCTGCTCAAAAAACCCGAGCGTCACAGCCAGGGAAGATAACCTGGTTGCAAAATTGCAATAGTTCTCTTACCCAGCATGGTCCACCACCCCCTTATTTTTTCTTACTCCATACCAACTTGTTACCGCTCTAAACCCATCTTCAAACTCAACTAAAACGCTAACCTTGCTTCTTGAAACTATCCGGCAAGACTGCCCCTTGCGGCCAGGAAATCTCTTTTTCCAATACCAGATCTTGTCGTAAATAATGGGAGTTTCATTCTTTTCTGGCATTTTTCACCAGCTTCCAGTAATTGTGCTGCCACGATCGATACTGCCAATCGGGGCAGCTTCCGCACAAGGGAATTTCATGCCCGCGCCCCGCTAAGTGCCTCTCCCGGTAGAACTGAAACGACTTTCCGAGCCAGATGTCTGCTATCGACTTCTTGTGGATGTTCCCCAGGTCCGTCTTCCCCGCGATGTCGAATCCGCACACCATGACCCGGCCCCGCGTGTCGATGTTCAGCCGCTCAAAGATGAAGGGACAGGGAATACGCTCCTCCGGAGGAAGGTATGGCGTGGGGTCCGCCGACTTCGATTCATCATTGATCCCCCAGGTCAAAAACTTCCTCTCTTGGAACTCGTCTACGATGTGGCGCCAGAATTTGCCGACGGCTTTAATATCCACCCCGACCTGATTCACCCCGCTGGCGATGATTCGAGTCGAGCTATGAAGGCTATTCCTGAGGCTCACCATCTGCATCGCATTGGACAGGAGGAGTTTCCAGTCGAGTCCATTCCTGACCTTCGCGTATGTCTCGCTGTCCGCCGCGTCCACGCTGAATTCGATCATATCGGTCTGCGCGTTAAGCAGCCTCAGCGCATTGACGGCATTGAATTTTGACCCGTTCGTGATGAGTCCCACCTTCGCGCCCCTGAACTTCGCGTACTCGATCAGCTCCACGGCCTTGGGATGGAGCATCGGCTCCCCGCCCCCGGAGATCCGAATCCAGGCCCCGTGCTCCCCGCACTGGTCGGCGATGATCTTGAACGTTCCCTCGCTCATCATGGGCTGGTCCTTGAAGCCCTCCCGGATCTCCGAATTCGTATAGGGGCAGTTCGGACATTGCGCGTTGCAAACGTAGGTCATGGATAGAACGCACATCATGGGGAAGTCTTTCGCCTCGGGGCGGATGCCGTACTCTTTCTGCTTGTGCTCAACCGATCCTTTTGAAGTATCTGATGCTGTATTTTTCAAATTCGTTCCTTTCAAAAAGTCTTTGAGAATGAATATATTCATTTCGCAACGCCACGTATTGATAAACAAATTCCGGCTCCCACCGCAGGTCAATTACTCTTTCCCTATCCAAAATACACCTCCCACCACTTCTGGAACATCACGAGGTTCCAGATCTTCGCGGCCAACTGCCTATCGCCGCTGTAATACCGATTCAAAATTTCCTTTACGATGTCCACGTTAAACAATCCGTGCTTCTTCAATCTCCATCCTGCGAGACTATCTGCCACGTAGCCCTCAAGTTGATTTTGCAGCCAATCATAGATGGGCAGGACGAACCCCTCCTTCAGCCTGTCCACGATCCCCTCCGGGAGCAGACCCTTGACCGCCTCCTTCAGGATGTGCTTGGTCCTTCCGTTCTTGATCTTCATCAACCCCGGAAGCGAGGCCACGAACTCCACGAGCCGATAGTCAAGGAACGGGGATCGGATCTCGACTGAGTGCGTCATCGAAAGGAAGTCCACAAACGCGAGCACCTGGTCGGGGAGCTGGGTGTTCCACTCCATTTCTAAAATGCGGTTAAGAGGGTCTTGTCCCGAAAGACTCGAAAAGCAATTTTCCAATAGGGTGAAGGAAGTCTGCGTGTTCCGCTCTTGCCTTCGATTCTCTACAAACTCTTCGCTCAACAAATCTTGTTTCTCACTGCCCTTGAAAACCGTTAGGTCATACCTCCATGCTGATTCATTTTGGCCGCGATCATGCATTTCCTGAGCGAGTCTGTGCGATAGGTAGCTCCCGAACAGCTCGTCCGCCCCGTCCCCGGAGAGCGCTACCTTGACGTGCTTCGAAATCAACTTCGTTAGGAAATAAGTTGAGATAGTCCCGGAGAACGGCTGGTCGAAAGAGCGAACCACATTGTCGATGTCCTCAATTAGTTCCTTCGCCGACATGATGTACTCGTGATGGTCGGTCCCGAAGACTTTGGCGACCCTCCGAGCGTGGTAGATGTCCGCCTCCTTGTTCTTCAGCTCATCCTCATAGCCCAGGCAGAAGGTCCTGATTGGCTTCGTCGAATGACGGCTCATGAGAGCCACGACGGCGCTCGAATCGACTCCTCCGCTCAAATAGGCTCCGAAAGGAACATCCATCTGCATGCGGGATTTAACGGCCTCCTCAAGCAGATAAATGATTTGGGCCGCCGCCTCTTTTTCCGTGATGCAATTGTCTTCGGCAAAATTCAGTTTATACCACGTCATTTTCTCTATCTTTCCATTCTCGAAAACAACTGCCCCTCCCGGCCTTACTGCGTATATTCCCTCGAAGGCAGTCATAGGAGAGGAAATGTTCTTGAAAGTGAAGTAATGATAGACCGCCTCATAGTTCATCCGCTTCTGATATTTGGGATAGGCAAGAATCGCTTTTATCTCAGAAGCGAAAACTATTTGTCCATCGACCAGAGCATAGAAAAGAGGTTTCACTCCAAAGCGGTCCCGAACGAGCAGAAGCCTTTCTTTTTCCTTATTCCAAAGAGCGAAAGTGAACATACCATTCATGGGAAAGGATATGTCTTCTTCGTAAATATGGACGATGACCTCCGTATCCGAGTGGTCGGTGTAGAACCGGTGCCCCAGTTTCTCAAGCCTGTCCCTCAACTCCGCATGGTTGTAAATCTCGCCGTTGAAGACGACCCAGATCGTCTCGTTCTCATTGTGGACCGGCTGCCGCGCCTTCAAGTCCACGATAGCCAACCGCTTCATGGCTAGATTCATTTCTCCGTCGCAATAGAAACCCTCATCATCAGGCCCCCGGTGGGCGATGACATCTGTCATTCTCCTCAAAGTCGATAGGTCCGCAGATCCAGAGAAGCCACAAATCCCACACATATTCTCCTCACTTTCCGCACATCCACAGGAATTTCAACAATCCGATTGCGAACACTACCCAGACGACAAGCATGAAGATTCTGTTTTTCATCTCAATAGAACTCCGCCCTCGCCGCCTGCCAGTCCCGGCACGAGAAACAATGATGGGGCAGCCAGGAATAATCTCCCGCCAGGTGCATCGCCCTCAGATCCTTCAGCGTCCCGTTCCAGATCTCGGACAGGGAATTATTGTTCACGTCCCCGGCCACGAACTTGGCCTCTACGTCCACGGCGCACGTGACCACCTTCCCCTCGTTCGTGATCGACATCGTCTGCATAGCCCAATAGCAGGGATGCCGCTCCATGTTCCCCGCCGTCAGGTTAGGAGCGTCCACAGCCCCGGCCCAGCTCACCTTGGGGCGGATCTTCACCTCCGCGCCCCTGTGCGTCCAATAGCGGACAAACTGATCCCGCTCTTCAAAGTTCTCTTCCATTTCCACAAACTGAACGAATATTTTCGGGTGCCTGATCTCCAATCCCTCTTTGTACGCCATGAACGATTCCACGTTTCGAACAACGCTCCAATAATCCCCGCCAATCCTCAGCCTGTCATACGTCTCGGGGGTAAAAGCATCTATCCCCACATAGATCGCATCCAGGCCGGATTCGATCAGCTTATCTGCGGCATCTATATCGAGCAGCTTTCCGTTCGTATTTAGCACGACATCTGTCAACCCCTTCTTTTTGGAGTACGCGATCATGTCAAATATCGACGGCCTGCTGTTCTTTAAAATAAGCGCCTCTCCGAAGAAGACCAGCCACACGCGCGCGTTCCTGTCTCTCTCCGCTATCTCATTTATGATCTTGGTGAAGAGCCTCCAGGTCATGACGCCCTTCTTCCGCTTCATGTCCTTGTGGGCGCACATTGAGCAACGGAGATCGCAGAAGGAACAGGTGTCGATGAGAATCACTTTGGGGAAATAACCCGCATCCTCAAGTCTATTCATTCATCACGCTCCGCACGATTTCAGAATGCAACCCAACAGAAAAAACCAAGTGACTACCAAAATTATCCCTCTATGACATACCATTTTTTCATGCCGAGGCTAGGACCTCCTTCACCGCCTTGATCACGTACTCCACTTCCTCATCCGTCAGTCTGGGATAAAGGGGTAGGGAGATCGTGCTTGCCCCGATCCGCTCCGCCACGGGAAAGTCTCCTTCCTTATACCCGAACCGCTCCCGATAGTAGGACATGAGATGAATCGGCCTGAAGTGCACCGCCACGCCGATATCCTTCTTTTGCAGTTCATGGAGAATCGCGTCCCTGTGCTCCGGCGCCACCTGAATGGTGAACAGGTGCCGAGCGTGACGATTAGACGGATAAATATCGTGCGTTGGCTTGATGAGTCTTATCCCCTCTACTTTAGCGAACGCCATTTCATAATCCCGACAAATAATCTCCCTTCTATTCCATAGTTCGTCTATTCTTTCCAACTGGCCGATAAGCAGCGAGGCCTGAAGATCGTCCATGTTATACTTCCAGCCGAGCATACCCATGTCGTAATGTCTGTATTCCCCCGTGTAGCGATCCGCCGCCGATTCGTCTATTCCGTGGAGCCGGAGTTGCTTTAACAGATCTGCTTTCATCCGATTGTCTGTGACTATCGCCCCGCCCTCGCCCGAAGTGATATTCTTGGTCGCGTAAAAGCTGAAGCAGGCTGCATTCCCGAATTGCCCCGGAAGTATCCCTTCCCGCACGCCCTCGACACAGTGGGCCGCATCCTCGATGATTATCAATTTGTGTTTTTTGGCTATCTGTCTTATCCTCCGCATGTCGCACATCTGCCCGTAAAGGTGCACGGGCATGATCGCCCTGGTCCTGCCCGTGATCTTCCCCTCTATCAGATCGGCGTCGATATTCCCGGTCTCCTCTTCCACGTCCACAAACACGGGAGTCGCCCAGGTGTGCAGGGTGACGTTGGCCGTGGCGCAGAAGCTCAGGGGTGTAGTGATGACCTCGCAGTCCGGGCCTATCTCCCATGCCAGGAGACAGAGGTGCATAGCCGCCGTGCAACTCGTCACCGCTACGGCATGACCGCCGAGATACTCTCCCAATGCATTCTCGAACTTTTCGACCTGCGGCCCCGTGGTCAGGAAGACGGACCTTGCCGTCTCGGCCAGCCTTGCGATGTCTTCTTCGTCGATGCTGTGTCGGAAGAATTCGACCCTCATTTCTGCCCCCTCAAATAATCTATAAGCCTCGTTTTTTGTTTATTTGAAAGTAAATTATGCTCATAATTCCAATGACAATTAGGACAAAGAGGAATTATTGCTATGCCTCCTTTACTTCTTGGATGCAGATGGGCTTTTTGAACTGCTTTCTTATAGCCGCAAATACAGCATCCAGCATCATTTTGTGAAGATTTAAGTGAATCAGATAATTGCTTTTTCAATATCCATTGAATCTCCTTTTCTCTACCGCCCCCCATGCAGTAAATACATTCTCTATAACCGTATGAAAATGCATTTTCTAAAGACTCAAATTCCTCAAAATTATCTGGATGGATTTTATCTGCAAATTCACATTCAGGAACGTGAACTATAAAACTTCCTCTATTCCCAACAAGCCACAAATTATCTGAAGCTCTCATTTCTGTCCTTCTCGCTGCGCTATCCTGTTCCGCATCTCCGCCAACTTCACGCCCTTGGTCTGATTGAACACGGTCACATTCCGCGTGAAGATGTCCGCTATCACCCTGGCGTACTGCGGCCCGATCATGAGATAGAAGTTGAAGAGGTTCTCAAGGACGATGGGGTTGACCACGTCCCCGAACTTCTGCGGGCTCATGTCCGTCGAGAGCGCCTCCCGGCTCAGCGTCGGGATGACGGAGGAGTGTACTATCACGACCGCCGCCTTGTCGAAATAGATCAGCCTCCACTCCGGCTGACCGATTAGGAAGTTTATAAGCGTGATCTCCCTCATGCTCAAAATGATCGTCCTAAATGGGTACTTCTGGTTGAATTTCCTCAATGTCTCCGGGTTCAGGTGCGCCATGAACTCGAAATAATCCGGTCCCGTCTCCTTCCAGTAGGGACCGTAGCGCGGGTCGATAAAGACCTTGTAGTCTGGGTAGAGTGCCCAGATCAGGTAGCCCCCGATCAGGTAGTCGTTGAGGATGGGGCCGGGCAGTCTGTACTTCTTCACGAACTCGACCTCCTTCACCGGTGCGTATTCGATCAGGTTCTTCCCGAACCAGGAGCGGTCCTCAAGGTTGAGCAGGGTCATTCGGCCGATGAAGACGAAGATCAGGGCCATGGCGATCAGAATGTATTTGTCTTTAATCTTTTGAGTTCTCATTATTTTCCACTTCCTTTATCGCCTTCATGATCTGAAATGCCACTTGTGGCACTATGGCGTTTCCGAGTGATTTAAGCCTGTCCACCCTTCGGGGAACCCCATCATCCACTCGACAAAGGCGGGTTGCAACTTCATACCAGTGTTCTTGCCAAGAGTTTCCGAAAGGGGTCTGGCGTTCCTCTCCCAGGTTTCCTCTGAGCATTTCTCCGACTTGTGATCCCTTCCGGTCGGTGTCGGCAACATCTCTATCCTTGCCGCAAGATTCGGGGTGAAGTCCTCCGGGCTCCGAGGGGAATGCTTGTTCGCCCTGGGTGTCGGAAGCATCGCAATCTGTTAATGCAATCCCACTTGAGCAAGCCTGCCTGTTTCCCTGTCGTATGCCCTCTCGCCTATCTTGGCCGGTTCGCCTTCCCTCGCCTGAAACCTCTCTACAGATATCCCTGGTTCCCGTCCAGATGGCGTGTGAAGCATGGCGATCTTCACCGCTAACGGTTTCCCCGAACTTCCGTGATAATGGGGATCTATTTTTATCTTGTCGTTTCTCTCGTTCCAAGTTATTGGATCTTCCTCGAATTGATTGCCTGAGGCTATGGGCAACAATCCAAACCCTGTCGCTTCTGTGCGGCGCCCCGACACCGCAAGCTGGAATAACAACCGGCTGAACCTCGTACTCTTCAGCTTCCAGGTCAGTACACACTCTCTCGAATACCAATCCGTCTTGTTGACTAAGCAGTCCAGAAACATTCTCTGCCAAGACCCACCGTGGTTTAATTGCCTGAATCGCTCTAAGCATCTCTGGCCAGAGAAAGCGGTCATCTTCTGTTCCTGCTCTTTTCCCAGCGCAGGAAAAAGGTTGGCAGGGGAATCCGCCGGTGAGGAGGTTGATCGGTGATTTAAGGCAAACCCTAATTCGTTCCCCGTGGGTCCGTTGCTCTTCCCATCTGGGCTGAATCCGTGAGGAGTTGGAAGCAATCCGCTGATTTTCTGTCCCAGATTCGCACATCCACCCTTCTTTTTCCTCTCCTCCTGATTTCCGTTCGGGATGTCCAGTGCATCCATACTCTGCGGTGTCGGCAACAACCCACTCAACCTTTGTGATGTCTTCAATTATCGGAACCTCCGGCCAATGCTTCTTGAGAACCTTCTGACAAAACTTGTCAATCTCCACGAATGCCTGAATCTCAAGGTCGTCTCCCCAACACCATTGAGCGGCAAGGCTGAAACCTCCGATGCCTGAAAAAAGATCCAACATTCTCCACGTCATGATTTTTCCTCATGCGCAAGATACACCATCGAGAACAGCCAGATCAGCGGCAGGAAGATCGTCACCCGCGCCGCGCTCATCCCCTCCCAGAAGAAGGCCGCGTTGACGAGGATCAGGGCGACGTCTGCCCGTTTCGTCTTCACGAACCGATAAGCGACCAATGTGGAGAACGACCCGATCATGATCACCAGGCACCACGCCGTGTCCACGAACCTAAAGGCGAACTCGTCCTTCGGGAATAGGTATCTCCACATATCAACCCATGCGTAGACCCGCCGGGCGTAGCTCATGTAAGTCTCGTCCCCGATGAAGGTGTTGATTATGCCCACGTGGTAGGCCGGACCGTAGGGGTTGAACATCACCGCAATGCAGGACAGCACAAACACCGTCGCCAGCGGCACTACCATTCGCCTATCCTGGAAGTACATCCCGTTCAACACCTCACCGGCAAGCGCGATCCCCAAAAAGGTTAGTCCCGCCAGATAGCCCCCATGCGTATTAACCCAGAGAAGGAAGAGCGGAGGATGCAGCCACAGAAGTCTCTTCTGTCCCGTCTTCCCCGCGATGTAGATGAAGGCCGATACCGCAAAGAACAGCGTGCTGAACAACTCCGGCTTGATGTATATTGCCGTCAGATTCAGCGCGACGAAGGCAAGCAAGAGGGAAAAGACGTGGATCGGCCCGACCCTTCCCCCGATCTTCCTCACAAACCGCAGGTAGAGCAGGACTATCGCCAGGAATATCCCCCACTGGATTATGAAGAAACCCGCCGGGCCGAACGCCCTGTATGCGAGATAAAGGGCTGTGCTTCCGAGCCAGATCCCGTAGCGCCAGCTCGAGTCTGCGGGCGTCCAGGAAAAGATGGAGTGGTCGAGCTGAAAGGTGTGGTGGGTCACGAAATACTCTCCGAATCTCAGATGATAGAAGATGTCATAGTCCTCGGCGCGGGAGGGGTAGTAGACCAGGACGGTCCCGAACAGGAGAAGCCATGCAGCAATCAAAATAAGTCTATTACGATTCATTGCTACACACTTTCTCAGCCAAAAAACACATAGCTTTTCTCCATGTTCCTATGTATCTTTCTCACCGCGTCCTGCACCTCCGGTATCCAAACCCCGTCGAAATAGAACTTCCAGAACCCGAAGTACTCCCGGTTCGTCAGGTAGCGCCTGAACCAGATCTTCTCCCAATCATAGAGTTCGTCCATGCGTCGCCACGAGTTGCGGACCTTCACCCGCCATTCCGCCGCCGACTCGATAGAGAACATCTTGACCTTTCTGTCCTCCTTCACCTGTTCCCTCAACGGGTCTACGTCATCCCTTTTGGGAACGAAATTGGGGTCCCCAAAGTAGACTGACATCACTCTGCAAACGGCCTCGTATCGTGTGTCGAAGTCCGGATCGGATCTCAGAATTTAACCCCTTCCCCCGATGAAGATAAAGCCGGGGACGCCTCCGAGCATGAGTTCAGTCAGTGCCCACACGTAGGCGTCGAGCCTATTCGGGGAATCATCGCCCGGCACCCACAAACAAAGCTCATCTTCCAATTGATTGAAAGTGCCAACGTGGTGGACCCGGCCCTTCTCTCCCTGTGCGGACACGGGTTCCGCCCTGGTCTGCTTCCCCCTGGATGCATGGACGAGCTTCACCTTCACATTCTTGCGTATTTGATGGATAGTAGTCGCCACCATCTCTCCGCCCTGATTCGCTTCGGCGACTATGCAATCTGCCTTGAAATCATCGTAAGCCTTAACCGCTGCCGTCGCCCATGTCAGTGGGCTTCCCTGCAAGGAGTTGTCCGACAGAACGTAAGCATCCTGCCCGTTCTTCCCCGCCGTGATTATCCCGGCCTCGTTGCCGGTGCTGGATGCGGACGGGTCAACTCCGACCACAATCCGTGTCAGTTGCGGGACCTCGTTCACTCTGTGATCATCAATGTCCTTTCGCTTCCAGAGCGCTCCGGGAGCCTCCGTCTCTTCTTGGACTAGGATCTCCATGCGATAGGCGAGACTGCTCATGTCTTTGGTGACGTTATTCAGTCCTTCCTCGCTTAAGTGCGGGTTCTCGTGCGATGTCCATTCAAAGGCCGCCCACAATCCGGTCTTATCCTCTTTCGCCTTTTTGAACATCCTGCTCGCGTGCATCGGGTCCTTTGCTTTGGAAAGCGATCTCGAATGGAGCGATGGTGGCGTGTAGAGAAAGACGGCATCGCCATTGTTGTCTATCAGCATCGGCGCACCCACGCGGTCCCACGTGTCCTCGCTCATGAGCTGCCATTCGTCCAGGATCAAAAGATCACCCCAATCTCCCCTGAGCATGTCAGAATTCCAACACGTTTTAGCCCTGATTCTGTACGGTGTCCCCCGCATCTCGATCAGGTGCCGGGTCTCGTTCTTGTAAAGCCTTCCGTCGGCTATCGGTTCGGCAAGAGCTTGTGTGATCTCGGCCCAGAATTGGTCGAGCTGCTCCGAAGTGGGCGCGCCGTAAAGGACTCTTCTTTTCTTCTTCAATCCCTCGATCGCCAATATCGACACTCCAACTGTTTTACCACCGCGCCGGCCCACCTTGAAAATTTTCCTCTTTGCCGGATCATCGATCGCAGACCTTTGCTTAGGAAAAGCCTCTTTCAATTTGATCTCTATATCCATCGGGTCCTTTGTTATCCGGTACGTGTCCTCGATGGAGGAAAGAAGCCCCTCGTAAAGCTGGTCTGGCGTGAAATTGTCCGGCATTCTACATCCCCAAAGTTAAGCTTTTCAGGTGGTCCGGCAACTCTATCCCGGCCCCGTTCTCGTTCAGAACCTTGATGGCCAGATACAGGTTCCGCAATTCAAGAACACGTTTGTCCAGGACGGAGATCAGCCTTTCGGAGGGGCTTGTCTCCTCTGCGTCCGTTTGTGCGGCGATCGCCGGAAGCGTACTTGTCTTCGCCTTTCCGTGATGGTGTCCGCGCGTTCTCTCCTTGCCGCAGATCTTGCAGAGCTTCTTCTCAGACAGAATTTCCCCCGGACTTTCTGGATTTTCCATCGCATCCCCTCTCGGATACATCTCCACGCCGTGAGTTGAAGACCCCTTCCTCGCCCAAAGGCGGCCTTTTATTGTATGCGGTGTCCCGCAGATCAGGCATCTCATATGTCCCGGAAAGTGGTCCTTCCTCGGTACCCACACCAAACTCCCCTTACATCCCTCAATTCTGCAGTCCGTCTTTTTGCTCCGGTTTGCTGATTATCAACGACGCCCTTATGGCGTGCTCCGACCTGAGCCGGTTGACGATCTTCTCCCGGGCCCCCGGCTCGATCTCCCCTATCACGTCCAGGACGTGGCGCTGAAAGGCAAGGACGTTCTGCGCGTTGGCCAGCATGTTGAGGGCGTCAAGCTGAAGCTTCATATGCTCCCTGACCTCTCGGATCACCTGAACCATGAGAAGGCGGGGGTCTATGGAGAAGTCGAACGTCTCGATCTTCTGCTCTACCTTCGTCTTTTTCGAGGCGCCCTCTTTACCCTTCTTCGCTTTCTCTTCCTGCCCCCCCTCCGCCGACCTCGACTCCACCTTCTTCTGCATCGGGGTGAACGCGGTCTTGTCCCCGTTGATGTACCGTATGATCCGGTCCAGAAGGTTGTTCAGGATTTTCACGTCCTTGTTCTGCTGCTCCACGAAACCGAACTGGTAGTCCGCGTATCGCGCCACCTTGTGGGCAGCCACCACGCTAGGCATCCCCTCCGGGATTTTCCCCTGAAGCTGCCGGAGAACCCGCGTGATCGTGCTCCGGTGGACCCCGAATTGACGCGCTATCTCCGCCGGGGATAGGTGGTCCTCATTGAAAAGCCTAAGTGCCTGTTCGTAATCGACTTTCATCTTGCCCACGGTCAGTTGTCTTTCTGTTGCGGAATCGCGCATGGCACCCGCAACAACTAATCCCACCTTAGCCCACTATATCGATTGCATTGTCTTTCTCGTGTTGCGCAACGTCTTCCTTCGCCTTCTTGAAAGGAATCAGTTTAAATTTCATCGCCTCTAGCCTTTCATAAATCGTTTAGGTGGGAGAGATAAGTCGATAGGCCAAAAAGGCTTGCTCAAATTTGACCTGCTTCGTCTCAAGGTAAGCGAGCTGTGATTCGACCCAACGCCTTGCCTGTCTCCACGCTATCTTCTTTGCCTCCGCGTCCAGATCCTTCTTGTACGAGCGCCTTTTGTGCCGGCCCGAAAGTATCTCGCTGATAGCCCGCCATTCGCACGGAAGGCGGTAGGGAACCTTCTCCCCATCTGTCTCGTATTTGAAGCTCACTGCCTTGATGTCGTTGTTCTCGTATTCGATCACAACGGTGCAGGCTCCGTATTCAGCAAGAAGTTCTTGGATCTCGCCGACGCTTCCCTCGCTTACTTGCCCGGCTGTTCCACCGGGGGCCTTTCAAGTTCCATTAGCCGCCTTTGTATCGCGCCCATCTCCATCTGCAATTGATTTAACTGCCCTGCCGCCTGGTCCTTCCGGTTCTGCGCGTCCGTGATCTGCCTGACTCCGGCGTCTATGACGGCCTGCTGCGCCTGGATCTGCGTATTGGCCTGCCCGAGCGCCGTCTGCCGCTGCTGAAAAGCCTGCTGAAGATCCTCCCTTTCCCCGGCCACGGCTAAATGAATCAAGACAAACAGCCCAATCGTTCCCCAAATAATCAAAACTATAGACAAAAATACCCGCTTCTTCATTTATCTCCCCTTTCCGGCGGGGTAGACCCCCGGGCGTTTCCCCCGTTTTGCCCTCGTCGCCCCGCCTTTTTCTGGATTTTAATCGCCGCTGCTTCCGTTTATACGCCCCACAATAGCCAGGATCGCTCAGGACGAGAGAAAACCTATCCCCCCTACCCTTTCCCCTACCTGGCAAGCTCGTAGATGAAAATCGTGATCCTGGGGTTTGTCAGAACGGAGCCAAACGATGGTACTAACCCCCCAACTCCGGACGTTCCGGTCCCGCCGTTGTTCGCCGCCACGGCCCCGGTGATGCTCCCCCCTGTGGTCCAGGCCTGAGTCTCGTCCCTGACCACGACCTCATAGACCATCTTCATCGGATCCCAGCCGTGGTGAAACCACAGATCCTCGGCCTTTTCCACGATCTTCGTCACGGCCTCCTCAAGGCGTATCCTGGCCGCCACGAAAAGTAACTTGAATCCGTCGAAAACGGCGATCCGCTTCCGGTTGATCTTGTCCTTCCCGTTGTACTTCGCCGGGAAGTCAAGGTTGGGGAAGAAATCCGTGATCTTCTTGAACGCGCCGGGGATGAAGTTCAGTTCCGGCACCGGGATGGCCGGAGGATTCAGGTACGGCCTTGGATTATCGATGTCTACAGACACGAAACCAAACTGGTCCTGTCCCTGATCTTGCCCTTGGCCTTGCATCTGTCCCTGAGTCTGCCCCTGTTTCTGATCTTGGCCCTGGGACTGCTGTGGGGTAACTATATTCGTCGGGTTAAAAGTATTGGTCGGGTTCGCCGTGTTATCTACCTTTGCCCCGCCCCCAATGGCCAGCGCATCCCCCCCCTTTCCTCCCTGACCCCCTTGTCCTCCTTGACCCCCTTGTCCTCCTTGACCGCCCTGCCCTCCGATACCGATCCCGGTGGCGATCGCCGTTGCATTGCCCCCTGGATCTTCCGGGCAGTCCTTCCCCTCCGCGTAGGCCCCATTCACTCCAAGAAGACCAAACACCAAAACAAAAACCATCATCCATCTCCCTCTTGCTTTCATGACCCTTCCTCCCCCCTCCTGGTTAAGGTGTGACCTCTTAAACAAGCCCCTTCCTCTCCGCCAGCCATGCTTTCACGCCGATGATCTTAGACCACGCCCGGTAGTCCACTTCGCTTTTTGGCAGCCAGATCTTCTTGTCGCCGAAATCTACAAGGAGAGCCAAATCCATCTCCCTCTCTATGCGGTCGAACGGGAACTCTACCATATCATCGCTGTCTGGTTGTCGATTTAGCATTGCGTCTTTTTCAATCGTGAAAGATTGTCCTTTTGTTTTACTTCGGTAAAAATCTCCAGCAGTGATATCAACTCCCGGATCTTGTCCCACGGGGGCTCGATCAGCCCATGCCCCTTGCTGTCCGCTCCGATGGAAACAAAATCGGGACGTATTCCTCCGATCATGTCCGCAAACTCGTTGACGTCGAAATCTAGCACCGGCTCAACGCTCACCATGACGTGGAAACCGTATTCCTCCCGGAGAACCTCCATCGCTGTGACTCTGTCCTGTATCTTCGGCGCGTCGCTGACGGGATAATTTCTATTCGATTCGAGCGTGACCCCGAGCATAACCTCCGCCTGGATCGGGAACGCGAGCGCGAAATAGATCATCCTGCCCGGATTCTTGGTCTGGAAAAGATATGAGTTCTCGGGATTATTTCGGCACTTCCTGATCGTCTCGGCTATCCAGGCCTCGGGGACGCTCTCGGAAAAGATATCAAAGGACGAACCCACGAATATCCTTTTCCCCGCGCCGAAGTTGTCGGAAAGGGCCTTCTCGCTAAAGGTCGGTTCTTTTGGCTGGAACGGAATGGATTTCATGTAGCAATTATGAACAATAAATCCGTTTGCGATATAATTCTCACATTCTGTTGACAGATTGAATACATCAGTTTCTCGATGCGTAGAGATTGCCTTTATTTCTTCTTCACGAAACCAATATTTAAGAATCAGCCAGAGCATGTGTCCTCCTTTTGCCCCGAATGTATTCGTATCTCGCATCTCGGGTTCGTGGCATCATAGTCGAAGTCCATAGATCCAGCCACCATCTTGTCGTTCTCAAAAAGTGAATCATAGATTCCCTTCAGTACGTTATCAACATCGCCGTGTGCCTTGTTCTGAAAGTAAACGAACACGTCAACATAGATCTTCCGCTTCGGCCGTCGATCGAAATTCTTTCCCAGAGAATTAGCGTAGACCCATTCTTTCCAGTCGAAGTATTTCTTCAACCTTTGCCTTACTTTAAGCCGCGCCGGGCTCAGTTTATATTCAGGGATCCTCATCAACTTCACCTGTCCCTGCGTCATCCGGATATATGGAACCGCAACACCCTGGACCGTGAACTCGATCATAAGAAGAGCTCCCCTTGTCGCTTTATGAATTCCCGCGTCTTCGCCTTATTTACCGCGCG